CAAAAAAAGAAGAAAGAGATGCTTGGAGTATAAGTGAATTTTGTATGACGGTTGGCGGTACAAGTTTAGAAGAAATGGAATGTTTGTTTGCTAAAAAAGAAAGCGTTGGAATGAAGAGGCCTTGGAGATGAGACTCATAAAGCGAATGTACTTTAGAGGAAAACTAAATTTTCTAAGTAACTTTTACTATTCGCTTATAGAACTTGAAGGACTTGTATATCCGTCTGTTGAAAACGCTTTTCAAGCAATGAAAGACGAAGGTATAAGAAAGTCTAAAAAGATTGTAAAGAGCGCTATGTAATGCGTTTCGTTATAAAGTGCAGGTGTGGACAGGTCTACTACTTAGGTGACAATGAAGACCTGCCCGACAATGCAATTGATATAGCAAAGCTTTTAAAGAAAAATAAGAAGGTACGTGGGTTGGAAATATCAACTAGGAAAGGTTGGGGACGTTGGGGATCTTTTAGTTGCAAAAAATGTACACGCGTTATATCTTTGGAATACTCTATTCATACCAAAGGCTCTAAGTTAAAATTCAAAGGAAATTATCCTAAGAAATATGTAGTGTGAGATCCAAAAAAATGAGTCATTTTCCGTATAGGTTTACGTGGAGGAAAAATTATGTTGTGGCATAAAACGTCTTGTGTGACATGGGAATGCAATTTAGGTATTCTGACTATAGGAATTATAGAGTACAATCGAAAATCTTACAGTGGTTTATTTGAAGCTCTTCCCAACTCTGTAAAGTATAAAGATAGAACTTATTTCATGCATATGAAACTTGACAGCACGTTGAACCCAACTTCTGGAATAAGATCTGATTATTTTAAGTCTTTAGATGCAGCAAAAACTTCTTCAGAAAAATGGGTCTTGCACTTCTATAATAAGTTCAGAAAGTTTTTTGAAATAGCAAAGGTAATAGACGAGTCTAATAAAGAGGTTGGCATTGGAGATGTTACTCTATAGTTAAACTAAAACTAATTACAAATTACAATTGGCTAGGTTCGTGCACTTTTAATTTTTAAAACGTGAAGGTTTTGTTGATTGAAATTCAGTTCATTGAAGTTCGTTTCAAAATTTTCCATCACTCAGTTCGTGCATCCCTTAACGAAAAACGTAAAACTAAATTTGATTTGAAGACGAATGTGCGAATTTTTTTCATTTTGAATTCCCATTTTTGGCACAGTTTTGGCTACAATGCAAAACTGTGCCAACTGGCTGTAAGGTTTTTGAAAATTTGAATGCAAATTGGCACAGTTTTTGTTAAGAAATGACATTTCAAAAATGTCCAAAATGATAGCAAACAGTGTGCCAAAAGTGGCAAAAAATGGTGAAAATCGCTGGTTAAAGTTTGGCGTTGTGAAAACTGTCACAATTGGCCATTTTTGGCCCCATTTTTGCTTCTTGTGCCAGATTTCACAAGTGGGGCAAAATTGCCCGCAAACACGGGAAAGACAAATTCCGGAAATTGTCACAAAACATGCGGCGAAATTTCGCTGTCAATTTCGCATATTTTTGCACACCGATTTTCAAAAAAGCCCGTTAATTTACAAAAGAATTTGCAAAAATCTTCAAAAAACTGTTGTTTTTTGGCTGTTTTTGACACATAATTAATATATGAAAACAACAAAAGCGCTGGAAAACAACAAAAAAGGAGACTGGAAAATGGAAAACTGGACACGGGAAGAATTCGACAGGGCCATGGCAGAAGCGTGGGTGCGGGCTTTGGATTTTCAAAACAAAAAACGCGCCCAGGTTTTGGCCGTGGCGGTTCGGGAAAACACTGGAAAGGAAAATTGAAAATGAAAATCGGGAACAGGAAAATTTTGGTGGCGCTGTTAAACAAAATGGCGCGTGTGTCTTTGGAACGGGACGACGAAAATTTCGTTGTGTCCGAACCAGCGCCCAACGGTGTTTCTGCTGCAGCAGGAAACATGTTTGAACCGGACAACAGCGAAACCATTCTTTTGGCCGTGTGTTGGAAAGATGGTTTTGTTGCGCTGTTGGAAAAGAAAAACAACAAATGGAAAGTTTGTTGCACAAAACAAAAAGAAGAATGGGAAACACAAAACGACGCTGTCCGAAATTGGATTGGCGAAATTTTCTGCTGTTAAAATGAAACACAACAAAAACAAAAACAGGACCGGCCATGGGGCTGGTCCTGTTTCAACTTTATATTTTGGTTTGGAAATAACAAAACAGGAGAATGGAAAAATGGAAAACGGGAAAACAAAGATTGGTGTGTTGAGAATTTTCAACAAACAGGACTGGTTCCAATACGAAGGCGCCACGGGCTGGGGCGACAGCGGGACATGGTGCGGAACAGGCGCGCCGTTTGTTGCAACACTGGCCGTGGGCGAAAGGGAAATGGAACTTTTGGTGGACAGCATGGGCGCCCAGCTGGTCTGGTGGAACGAAATAAAAGAAATTGAAACTGTTTGGGCAATTGACAAACCGGAATTCGAAAATCGGGAAACAGCTTTTGCAGTGGCCAGTGCGCTGTGTTGTTTCACCAGTGTTGTTGAATTTGAAAAGTTTGGTTTCGTGGAAATATAAAAATGAAACACAGCACACGGCCAGCCTGTTTGGTGGGCTGGCCGTGTGCCAGCAATTCTTTAATTATGATTTTACAAAATGAAATCAAACAACACAGCGGTGTTGAAAATATAAATCGGGAAAAGAAAATTAAAAAGAAAGATTGGAGAATGGTAAAATGAAAAAGACTGGAAAGATCGAAACGATGGTTGTTTGTTGGCAGTGTGTTCAATCGTCTGCGTGTGACCACCACACACGGCTTGGCCACAAAGAAATTTCAACCGCTTACATTGACATGGAACATGGACAGGGCAGCCTGGTGTGTAACAGCTGCGGCCGCAAAATTGAATTTGGCCATTTCATGGTGCAACAGTGGTTGCGAGATTCGAAAAAGAAATTGGTGTACAAAAGAAATTCCAACAAAACAAAAAGCCTGGTAAGTTACAACGGATATGAAATTTTGAAACAGCACCATTTTGAAAAACAGGACAGCACTGGTCGAAACGGTGCCGTGTTGTTTATGGAATATAAAGACGGCGGAGGTTTAAAGTTTGTTACAGCGGTGTTGTACAGAACGGGCAACAAATGGGACACCAGTTGGCACCAGGGCAACTATTTTGACTGTGCTGAAGATGCGAAAGAAAATTTTGACAAGCGCGTGAAAGCAAAACGCTGGTAAGAAGAAAAAAAATGAAACAGAAGCGTGTGGCCAGTCTGCCCCAGGGACTGGCCCACGCCAGCAATTCTAAAACTATGATTTTTGAAAACGGAAAAACAAACACAGCTGGCTGTGAAAATATAAATCGGGAAAAGAAAATTAAAAGATTGGAGAAATGAAAATGTTAAAAGAACTTTCGAAAATGGAAGCCCATGAAGAACTTCGAAGGCTGTTGGCAGAAAACGCAATGGAAGATGCGCTGAAAGAAATTAACAATGCGCTGGAAGGAACGATTCGTGTTCAGCGTGAAATTTCCAGCGCACTGGAAAGAGCAAAAAGCGCAAAGCGTGTAAGCGAAATGGCAAATGTTGTTGATTCGCTTTTGATACAAATTCGCCAAACGCCTGGTTTGCTGAACAGCTGGAACTTGAATTGTGTTATGAGACGTCTTGACCAGAACAGTGGCGGAGAAGGAAAATGAAAAAGAAAATCAAAATCGGAAACAAGAAAATGGTGCGTGTGTTTGCTTGCATGGCAGACCAGTGTGACCAGTGCGAAAATCTTGGCCACGAATTTGGTACATATGACAGATGGGTTTGCAAACACAAACAGGGCAGGAAGCTTTTTGACAAACATGAAGATTTCGTTCGCTGCCCGTATTTCAAAAACGGTGAAAATGAAAAATGAAAACAGTCGTTGTTAAAAAGGAAAAGCTGCTGTTTATAAATGGTGGCTGGGTGGGGCGATTTGAAAATGGCACAATGGCAATTTCAGTTTTGCCAAACGGCCATTTTGTTGCCCAAGTTTCGGTTGGCCCATTTCTGGAAACACCAAGTTTAGAAGTGGGCGTGTACAGAACACTTTCAAAAGCTGTTGCTGAAAGCAAAACGAAAATTAAAACCATTTGGAATGAAAGAGTCCAAAATGCGAAAAGGCTTTTGAAAAAGAAAGGTGTTCGGAAATGAAAACAAAGAAAATTCTGAATGCCGTGCGCAACAAACAGCACGGCCAGTGGTTGGAACTAAAATGGGACACCATGGCTTTGTACTGGAACGAAAAGCTGGTGCTGTTAACCGTTCGTTTTCTTCGTTCGTTTTTGGCAAACCGAAACGGTACAACAGCGCGTGTGTTTACCATTTTCCAAAATCGCCTTTTGCTGAAAAATGAAAAGCGTTTTGAATGCAAGAAAATGCCAGATGCGGTTCGCAAAGCCAGGCACTGGGGCGAACACGTTTTGAAGAAAATGGAAAACGGTTTGGACGAAAAGGACACGGCAGTGGTGCGCACAGTTTGCACCAGAAATTGGAACCGTGTTTCCACAAACGCATACCAGAGAAGCCGTGGCCCAAAGGACGCCACTGTTCAGTTTGAAAACGGAAATTGGTTTGCCACCATTGACAGCCACGACGAAATGGTGGAAGCAAAAACGTTTGAAACTCTTGACCAGGCCCAGCGCTGGTGCGATGGGAAACTATATAACAGAAAAGGAGTTTGAAAATGCCAAGACTGGAATGCCAAGAATGCGGAAAGGATTTTTGCAGTGGTTGCGTGGGGTGGAAAAACAACCAGTGCGGTGGTTGCGAAATGCAAATGCAAATGCTTTGCAGAGAATGTTTGTATGGCCAGGAACCGAATTGCCGGAAATGTGAATTCCTGGTGGTGGACAGCGAAACCGGATATGAAAGTTGCCGTGTGATGGAAGAAAGAAACCACATACTGCCAATGGAAGAAATGGAATTGCATTTCGAACTCGGTGGTGTTTACTGTCCTTCTTTCAAACAGGTGGTAGACGATCTTGAAAAAGAAGAAAGAGAATACTTCAAAGAGGAAAGGGAAAAACAGGAAAAAGAATCTCGGACTTCTGTTTAAGAAAAGGAAGTTGGCCCATGCTGTTTTTGCGTGGGCCAATTTTTTATGAAAAGAAAATTGAAAAACGGAAATATGAAATTGGATGAAATGAAAAGGAATATGATATGAAATGTAAAAGAAAGAGAATTGGTTAACTCAAATGTTCCCCCCCCTCCCTCTGTTTCTTTTTAATTTAATTACTTGTGATTACGTTTGAATTTTAAAAGAAAAGAAAGAGAAGGAAAGGGGGGGGAGGGGGGAGAAGTTTGAGTTGAAGTTTAAGTGTGTGTTTTAAAAGAAATGAAAAGGAAAAAGAAAGGAAATGTAAATGGTTACAAAGAAATTAAAAGTAAAAGTAAAAGTGAAAAGGAAAGTAAAAGGAAACAAGAAGAAAGTTAAAGGAAATAAGAAGAAACCAAATGCCGGTGGGCAAAGAACGAGAAACGATTTTAAAACTCGAAAGGAATGGAGAAGTTTCTGTAAAGGCAAGCGCATGGGGCGTAGAAGAAATGATATATTTTGGTATGGTTATAGACAAATCGGTGCGGCCATGGGTGTGGACGAACGAACACTGCGCCGTTGGATTTCTAAAGCGGGCATTTGTTTGCCAAGATGGTCTCCTGGCAAGACCGGGTCTGTGTTTCTTGGGAAGGCGCAGATTCCGACATTGTTGGAAAGGTTGTTGCGGGCAAAAGTGATAAAACATATTGACACTTTGGAAAGGTTGTGTAAGATGGTAACATCGGCGAACACCACAACACTGGGCAGGTTTGAGAATCGCATGGACAGAAACTGACATGGGCAAGTACAGTATCGTTAAAGAAAATGTGGATGAAGATTTCATTCGCATGCCATGCCAGTTGCGCAAACGAATTGGAAAGTCGCAGAAAATAAAACTTACATGGCGCATGGTTCAAGAAGTGTTTCGTGTGTACGCACAGACACGCGATGTGCGACGCACATGTAAGATATGCGGCATCACACGAACCAGATTTAATCGGCTGTGTGAGAAGCACAGGTGGGCGCAACGTTTGGAAGTTTTAGATTCGCGTGTGGCTGAACAGGCTGACATTTCATACGAACAGTTTACAAAACGGATTCTAAAAACATGCGCTGCTTTGTTGGATGGATATGACAATCAAATTCTTGAAGGAAAGCTTCCAAAACTTTCAGCAAAGGAATTAAAATTGTTGCAAGGTATTGTTGCCACCGGATTTGGAAAACCAACTGAACATACTGAACATGAACATAAAATCAACAACATGTCAGACAAAGAACTTTTAGAAGAAGTGAAGAAGTTGAGATTGCAAATTGCTGGCGATGATATGGATTGACATTTGGATAGTTTTATGAAACGTATTTCATTTCACTCCCAGTTCACGAGGGGAATTCAACCCAAAAAAATCAATGTCAATGAATTGTCCAATTTTTTAAAATGTGCTTTTCCTGGGACCTCTTCACAAAAATACATGGATTTTCGTCGCCGTCCCAAAATCACTAATGAAATTACTAATTTCGGTGCATGCATGAATTTTGCTGGGTGTTTGTCATGACGCTTCACCTTAAATCCCAAAAGCGTCAGCATAAAAAGCTATTTCTGCCTCGTAAACCCAAACCCAAGCGTAATCTCCGTAACCCATTACTTTTAATTGATCCGACCACGTTGAAACATGATCAGCTCATACGGTACACTTCACTACTTCGTGAACATCGTGAACGTCAGGTAGCCAAAAATATTAAACTCTGGGCTATGAACCGTCGTTCCAACATATCTGAAAAACGTATATATCAATTCGAACCTCGATATCCATATCTCTCAGATATTTACACAGACCGTCACCATCAGTTGGTAGTGAAAAAGTCCGCTCAGTGTGGAATGTCGGAGTTCATGGTCACACAGGGTATGTGGCTATGCGATCATATGGCTCTCACTGCCTTATACATATTCCCAACGGCAGGTACGATGCATGATTTCGTTCAGCAGCGAGTTGATCAGGCAATATTGGTATCACCATACTTGCAATCTCGAGTTGGATTCCCTAACAATGACTCTTCCAAAAAATTCTCACGTGGACTACTCGTCTTTCGAGGTGGCTCCGAAACAAAGCATGTTAAATCAGTGGACGCTGATGCCGTATTCCTTGATGAGGTCGACGAAATCGATCCCGAGATCGTATCATTAGCAGAACGTCGCGTAGGTGCCTCGTCTCTTAAGTGGCTTCGAAAGGTCTCAACTCCCTCTTTTCCAGATATGGGAGTTGATGCCGAGTTCCAAAACTCCACACAGTGTGAGTGGTTTATACGATGTCCCCATTGCTCCACTTTGCAACATATGGTCGGTGACCGTCTCATCAGTGATGATCCTCGCCATCCTACCCCATACGTACAGTGCGAGAATCCACGCTGTCACCGACCTCTTAATCGTTTCGCCAAGGGCACTTGGGTTCCTGCTCAACGGGACCCAACACTGCCGCATGGTTACCATATATCCAAACTTTTCTCCCCTGATTCTACACTGGAAGAGTTGGTCGCTGCATCCTTACAACTCGAGGAGTACAAACGACAAACATATTATAACCAGGATCTGGGAGAAACATACACACCAAAGGGAGCTCGTCTTGACGAGGACATTCTCAATGAGTGCTGTATGCGTGGGTATAAACTGTCAGGACGTTTAGATAAGCTTGCTTTCCAAACTCCTGGCCGAATATTCTTGGGAGCTGACGTAGGAACACCGCTGATTCATGTGAGGATATCCGTCTACTCCCAAGACTTCGAATCTAAACGAGCTCTGCACATTGGAACAGTTCGCTCTTTCCAAGAGCTCACAATCCTTTATAAGAAGTATCGGTGCACAGCTGGAGTAATAGACGCTCATCCAGAAAAACGGAAGGCTAGAGCTTGGGCTCAGAAGGTACCACACCGTCGGTTTGTTGCGTTGTTCATTGAAAGAGAAAACGACGTTAAACCAGTTACAGTTCATCCTAAAGAAAATAGGGTTGATATAAATCGTTCGATGGTCATGGACACAATGACTGTTAGGTATATGTCAAAAAGGGTCGTCTTGCCTATAGACGCAAAACATATAAAAGGCTTCTACGCTCAGATGAAGTCTCCAGCTCGTGTTAACCGTTTAAACAAAGACGGTGAGACAATTTCAAAGTGGATTAGAACCAACAAGATCGACCACTACGCAATGGCTGAATGTTACGAAGAGTCTGCAGCCGAAATGGTCAAGCAAAAACTTATCTCAGGCCGCGATGCGGTCACAAACTCAACACTGTTGGAGCAGATGTTCCAGACTATGGGTAAGAGGGAATTTGAACATGCCTAAAACAAGTAGAGTTCCGGGGTCGATGGCTCCGCTAAAGAATCCAATGCTCAACCGTGAGACAGCAATTTATTCTCTCGAGATATGGGACCTAAACAAACTCACGCCCTACAATCCCGACTCTCTGGTGCGAAAGAAGGGCATGCCTGTCTACCGTGAGATGGTGCAACGTGACGATGCCGTTAAGAGTGCACTGTTTACAAAGAAAGCCTCGCGTATGGCATCGGGCTGGGATTACTTGCCTCCAGACCCTGACGTTGAACCTCGTGGCGAGGAAATGGTCGCTTTTATAAAGCACAATTTCGAATGGATGAAAGGTACAGACTCTCAGATGATCTGGGATGTCATGGGTGCATTCGAATTTGGCTTTTCTGTTCTGGAAGAAAACTGGGCTGTTATAAAAGACGGTTCAAAATGGGAAGGAAAGATCGGGACGTGGTCCATTAAGTCAAAAGACTCTGCCGACTTTGATCCTAAGATTGACGAATATGGTAATATGACTGGGATCATTCAAGGAAAAGGCACACAGTATCACCGAGACCTTGACGTTGAGAAGTTTATGTACCATGTAAACTTCTTTGAACGTGGGAACTATTACGGAAATAGCGACCTGCGTCCTGCGTATCGTCCTTATTATGTTAAGGATATGCTTACACGGTTCATGGGTATCTACTTTGAGAAGTATGCCATGCCGATCGCCATTGGAAAGTATCCTGTAGATCTCGTATCTTCCGAAGAACCCAAGAGCGAGGGACAAGGTACAAAGAGTATGGCCGAGGCAGAGCGGGAACGTTTTGAGAAGGTACTCAAAAAGATCGCTACTGCAACTGCGATGGTTATACCCAGCGACTATGAAGTTGACTTTGCGGAGTCACGTGGCCGTGGTGAGTCTGGATACTTAAACGCTTTTCGATATTTGGATATTGCGATTGCACGAGCGATCTTGCTTCCTGCGCTTGTTACAGGGACGTCTGATACTGGTAAAGGAACGTTGGCTCAGTCACGTACTCACCAAGAGAGTTTCATGAATGTGGTCATGATGCTTGCAGATCCTATCGAGACTACAATCAACGAGCAACTAATAAGAAAGCTTATAGATATTAATTTTGATAAACCAAAAGCTTACCCAAAGTTTAAATTCCGTGACTACGACAAGCAGATCTCGCAAAGGGTAGTTGACATATTTGATAAGTTAATTGCACGAGGTGTCTTGGATGAGTCAGACGCCAAATGGATTAGAAACCAAATCGGACTTCCTGAAAGACCGGAAGACGCTCCGCCTCCTAACTTCAGGTCTAGAGGCGAGTATGGTCCAGTGTCGACATCTGGAGGAGAGATCCTCGCTCCGGGTGGAGCTCCTGCAAAAGCTCCTACTCCCAGGCCTCGTCGGACCAAGAGAAGTTCTCCTGCGAAAGAGAAAGAAGAGTTCGCAGAAACATTAGGTAGAAATAACGGTCCGTATTCTGCAGGTCCTGGAGGAAAGTGCAAGTGCACAAAATGCGGGTATGAAATGTCCCATGATGCAGGTACACCATGCACAAAGTTGAAGTGTCCGAAGTGTGGAGGTAAGATGCTTCGGAGCTCTCAATTCTCAGAGCAGCACTGCGATAGCATTGTAACTCTCGAAAGAGAGGAAGGATGTTATCCTGAAACACGTTCGTTCCTGGAAAACTCCGTTGCTGCCATGATGGAAGCAGAGTGTCCTCCTGAAGACTGGCCTGGAAAGATGAATGCAACAGACTACATAGTTCATATCAATGATATATTTGAGTTTGCTGAAAAGACTGGACGAAAGTCAGATGCTGAACGGTTTAAAGCAGACTTAAATATGAAGCCAAGTCGTAAACTTAGTACACCTGAGAAGCGTGTTGATTACAACGGTATTCAAGCTTCGTGGCGTGCACTTATTGAACAGACTTTGGCTACAATGACTAACAACATGGCACTTCTAAAAGATCAGATGCTTCCAAAGGTGAGGTCTTTGTATGAGAGAGGCGACGATCAAGCGTTTGATAGTTTGCAAGTTCCTTCAAAACCGATCTCTACGTTTAAGAATGCAGTAAATCAAATGTTTCTGACAGACTTTGTTCTTGGCTATAATAACTCTATCCAAGAGGTTGAAAAAGCAACGGGCAAGGATCTTTCACAGTTTGCGGAGGTCGATGGAATACTCGCAGATCCGGCCGAAGCTCTTCAAGCTCTAACTCTCAAACGTCCTCGTCTTCGCAGGTTCCTGAAAACTTATTCCAGACGTTCCTTCACCATAGCTGGTGTTGAGAGAGCGAGGATTTTAAATGAGGCAAGACGGGTACTTGAAATCGGAGTTCAAAGAGGCTACTCTACTGACAGGGTCGTCCGTGAACTTGGAGCAGTGCTTGACAAATATACAGACCGACTTGTCAAGGGAGAGGTCGTCAAGCCAGGACGCCTTCAAACAATCGTACGTACTAATCTTAGTGAAGCGTTTAATACCGCCAGGCGTATGGCATTCGAAGACCCTGCGATATACCCTTATATAGGAGCGTATCAATATTCAGCTGTCATAGATCGAAAGACAACTGAGATATGCTTGGATTATGACGGTACGACTCGTCCAACCGATGACGCGATCTGGGATGTCATCTGGCCACCTAATCACTTCTCATGTCGTTCAATGGTAGTGGCTTGGATGGAGGACGAGAACTTCACGTTTACAGATTATCCAACGTTGCCTCCACAGGAGGGTTTTGGAGTATGATTAGAAAACGTGGAAGTATGTGGTATGTTCTTGATTCTACAGGCAAGAAGGTACTTGGAAAGCATAAAACTAAAAAGGAAGCTCTTGCTCAACTGAGAGCTGTAGAGGCTTCTAAGCACTCCAAATATGGAGAGCCTTCTGTTGTAAATGTAATAGAATTTGCGGAGGGTACAACTGTGGCTAAAAAGATTGACGAAACTAGCGATGAGTTTCGATATCGTGTACGACCACCTGGACACTTTAGAGAAGACACGTACCGTCGCAAGGTGATTGACGAAGGAGTGTCAATTGTTATTGCGAATCTGAAACTTGATAAAGCCAAGAAAGACGAGAAGACGACTTCGATGAAGACCCAGGCTTATAGTTTTGATAAGTCAAAGTTCCCGAAGAAGTCTGACGTCAGAAAATGGCTTAAGAATACAGGCATTGCAAAGTTTGAGGAAATGTCAGAGGCGGAGGCAGAGTACATTGAAGATAACGACGTCTCACTTTTCTTCGAAGGTTACAGTGTAATTCCAGAGGTTGAGCTTTTCCATACGGGGAAGTTTGCCATCAGGAACAAGGTTGGTGAAATTGTAGGACACCAAGAGTTCGATGAAAATGACCTGGACGATGTCGAAAGGAACTATAACGAACTTTCAGATATAATTCATCCGCCGATGAAAACATCGCATGCAGAGGACAATAATGGGATGCCCGTTGCAGGTTGGGTTGAGAATGTAAAGCGTGTCGGAAAGAAACTGTTTGGTGATATTCGAACCTCCGCCAAGTGGTTTCACGACCAGATCACAAGCGGTGGTTACCGTAAAAGATCTGCAGAGTTTTACAACAACTTTACCGACGACGACGGAGAGGAACATGGTTTGACTTTGCGTGCGGCCGCTTTTGTACCTATTGAACGGTGCAAGGGAATGCCGGATATCGCGTTCGCTGAGCAGATGCCGGATGGAGAAGCTTACGTATTCGAAGAGGAGGTCGAAATGCCTGACGACAAGAAAAAGAAAGGCACCGACTCTGAGGAAACCAAGGACGAGGAAGAAAAGAAGTCCGAGGGTACCAAAGAAGAGGAAAAGTCCGAAGACGATAAGTCTGAAGACAAGGCCGACGAAAAGTCCGAAGGCGACGGCGACAGCAAAGAAGACAAGAAGTCCGACGACGATGAAAAGTCCGAAGATGACAAGTCCGAAGACGCTGACGAAGAAGATACTTCCGACTTCATGGAATTTCCCGAAGCGAAGAAGTCTGACAAAAAGAGTCCGACAGTTCTGGGATCGTCTCCGACGGTTCCGAACGTCACGATTCCCATGGTCAACTTCAACGACAATCGTGAAAAGAAGTTCCTTGTCACGAAGTTCGCCGAAGCCGACGACAATCTGATCGGTGAGCTGGTTACGACACGTCGTGACCGTTTCAATCTTCAGCAGAAAGAAGCCAAGAACTTCATTGCTGAAATGAAGAAATCAGGGAAGATGACTCCGGCGCAGGAAAACTACGCCATGACGATGTTTTCTCCCCAGATGCAAGGCGTTGTGCTTGCCTTCGGTGAAGGTAAGCAGATGAGTATTGCTGACGTATTCAAAGGATACGTCGAAGCAGGAAAACAGGTCGTTAACTTCGAGGAAACGGCCGAGCAGAAGTCCCCCGATGGCGGACAGGACTCAGACAAAAAAGACGACGATGTGAAAAATTCCTTCCAGGCCGGAGCCAAGGTGGCTGACGAGATCATGGCTCCTGAGACGGAAGAGAAGTAACATTGTCGAAAAAAGTGAAAGTGAGGAAATCGTAAATGCCGAGAATTCCTGGCATTACTACGAAGACCGAAGTTCACGGTGCGTGGGTTGTGCAGGACCACGTCGCAGCGAAGGACGTCGTGCTCATTGGCGACGATACTATCTGCGGCACGGACGCTCTTCCCTCGGGCCTTGTGCTCGGACAGATCACCGCTTCTGGCAAATACGGTCCGTATGATGATGGTGCCTCTGACGGTCGCGAAGATGCGGCAGGTATCATGGTCACGGACTCTGTGTTTGCTGCCACAGCGAACGGTGATCAACTTATCAGCATGGCTGTGCATGCGGTTTGCAAGGAAAGTGGACTGACAGGTATTAATGCCAATGGCAAGACGGACCTGGCTGCTCACTTTGTCTTCGTGTAAGAAAGGACGGTAGAGTAAGATGGACGACAGAGTTCTTCAACACACCGTCCTGACTGCGATGGTGGAGAAGTTTCCCCCTCAGGAAATGATGGGTATGGCCATGGCTCCTCGCAAGGCCACCAGCAAGATCAAAGGGGAAGTGGCGAAGTGGGACGTAAAACGTCGTGGTCGTGACATGGCCACACTGAACACTCCCGGAAGCCCGTCAAAGAAACGTGCCAATATGGTGCATGAGACCAAAACGTCTTCGTTTGCGTACATGCGTGAATCGAAGATGGTCACTGCAGAGACCATGTGGTGGCTTCGTGAGGCAGGCAAAGATTTCGTCCAGGCAGGCGAAAAACGAGTCATGGAAGAGATGGAAGATCTCAATGGCTTTATTGATCGTCGGATGGAGTGGATGATCTGGCAGATGTTCACAGGTGAAATGAAGTATGACGTTGATGACGTTACAGACGCTGTTGACGTTGATTATGGAATTCCCTCGGCAAACAAACCAACTGCTGGTACTGACTGGGATGACTTTGCCAATGCAACCATCCTGGCCAATCTTCGTGCATGGAAGCGTCTGATTACCCGTGGCGCAAACATGAAACCGACGGATTTGTACATGACAGAGGTCGTGCACAATTTCATGATTTCAAACGACGAGATCATTGCCCTTCTTCAAAATACGAAGGGTGACAATATTGTATCCGACGGAGTCATCAAGCGTATCCAGGGCATGAACGTCAACGTGTACGACAGTGGTTGGGTTGACGAGTCGACCGGAACATACTATCCGTACATTTCTGACAAGCATATCATCATGCTTGCAAAAGGAAATCCGACTCCCGGTGGAAAAGCTACAAATGGTCTTTGGGACATTCTCGAAGGTCCGGCACTTGATGTCAAGGCTCGTGGCCGTCCTGGAAAGTTCTCCAAGTCCTGGGAGGAAGAAGACCCGTCCGGAACGCAGGCTTTGATCGACTGGTACGCACTGCCGGTACTGTACTATCCGGAAGCGGTCGTGTACGCAAGGGTTGATACCTAAGATCTCTCTGAGGTATCAGAGAAGTGAAGGGACGCAGGACGTGAAACACATGGGAGTAGCGGTCCAATGGACTCGAGGCTTTTCGGAGTCTCGAGTCCATCCCTTCCTTTGTAATATTACTTTTACTTGTTGTGTTTGCAATGTTAATGATATTAGCGTTGAATAAAAACTAGGAGTTTGGAAATGTCAAGGTATGTGAAAGTCCTGTTGGACGGTCTCACAATCGGAGCGTCAGTATGCATGAAAGACGAGGTCGTGAAAGATCCTCCTGATATCATCTTGGAAATGGCGAAGGATCCGAAGAACACAAAGGTAAAAGTGGCTTCAGAAAGAGAGGCTCGCAAGGCCGCGTATGTAGTCGACGCAGTGACCACTACCAGAGAAGCTCAAAAAGAAGATCCTACCGACCTTACAGTCAAAGATAAGGACGGCGTCAATCATAAGGTGAAAGACGACGACATTTCAGACGATGACGAGAAGCCGAAAAAGAAGAAAAAATCCAAGGCTTCCAAGAAGAAGGTTGTCAAGAAAAAGAAAGTGATCAAGAAGAAAAAGAAGAAAAGGTCTGACGACGAATAACCTTCCAAGAAGCGTGGGCTGAGACCCACGGAAAGAAGTAGGTATTTATAAATGTCTCAGTGGTCCGTAAAACAGGTACTTAACAAAGTACTATCAGGTACGACTCTTCGTGTTACGACTGCAGCAGCTGCAGGTATCACGGTCAAACGTACAGAAGGTACTGGAGCACTTACGGGTCCGCTCCAGGTCCCGTCTAATTGGGCTGTAAAAGCTCGTCCACGTTCTGTAGGTGTCAATCTGGGAGCGTCTTTAACCGCGACTGTGGAGATATGGTTCAGGTCAAAGACCGGTGCCAGTTATGATCATTTGATGGACTCGTTTACTGGAACGTTTCAATACTGTCATTGGGACCCTGATAGCGATCTGATTCTTGAGGCAGCTGATGATATTGAAGTCGTTGTGACAGCTGCTAGCGGAACTGGATACGTTACCATCCTTGGAGAGGAGCTGGCGTAATGTCCTTTACAATTGATGGTCAAAGAAAAGACGTCATAGCCAAAGATGACTCTGACTATGTAGCGAATACTGCCGAGCGCCACGTTCAGGATACCGATAACAAGTTGGATGATGGCGGAGCCAACGAAGTTACTGCAGCAAATGCAAAAGACGCGGTTGATAAGAAGCATACTCAAGGTACCGACCTTGGGTTGGATACTGGTGGATCAAACCCAATCACAGCAGCTACTGCAAAAACGCACGTTGATACTGTAGCAGGAAATCCACATGCGGTAACCAAGGCCGAGGTTTCTCTGGCCAATGTGACAGATGATGCCCAGCTTAAAAGAGCCGCAGGGGACATTGGAACTTTCACTGAAAAGACTGCACCGGTTGGAGACGATGAATTACTCCTTGAGGATAGTGCAGATTCAGACAATAAGAAGTCGGTGAAGCTAAAGAACATGCACGAGAAAACGTTGACGTTCTTTCCTGAATATCCTGGATCGGTCCAGTACGCGTATGGTGGTGGAAATTCTGACGTGGACATCAGTTCGGACCATGACTGGACAAATAGATTTAACTACGTCTCAGGCACGACGGAAGTTGCCACACCTACGCAAAAGCGTGCTCTTGTGTTCCAGTTCACTCTTCCGGAATGGTTCGAAGATGTTGACACGTCAGAAGCGGTTTCCTTCTATTACAAAGATGACGGTGGAGGGGTAGGTAATACAGGCTCCCGAATTGTCGTAAAAGACGCAAGTGGAAATACGTTTACAAGTGGTCTCAAGACTGCGGCAGGATGGACAAAGTATTCAATCTTAAAGTCTGATCTGACGACGGCAAGTTTGTCATTCAGTGCAGGCGATAAGATTACTATTGCTGTCGTTCTTGAGTGCGATCAGAGCGAGACCGCCGACGTTCGTGAAGTCGTCGTGAAGTTTGCATAGGTGCAGCCATGGCTGATAAATACGTTGATAATGTACTTGGTAATGATTCACCTAATACAGGCGGGTCAAGCGATCCGTACAAGACCATCGGGAAGGCCCTTTCCTCTGGTGGAGGTCTGACAGCAGGGGATACGTGTTACATCAAGGACAACAGCCCGACGAACCCTTACCTGCTCGTAACAGACGAGAGCAGTGAAATCGAGGTACAGGTCAGCGGCACTTCTGGAAACCGCATAACGATCAGGCCGTGGGATGACGGGGACACGATCGTCATCGACACGGAGGACCCCGACAACACGAAAGTATTCGACCTGAACGGCAACGACTATCTTGATTTTTACGACATCGAGATCGACGGAAGCAGTCAGTCGGTGAATCAGATTGAAATGTGTTTTGACGTGAACGAGTGCAGTTATATCGGAATATACCGGTGCAACATGCACGACATCGACCTAAGTAGTGAAGCCATAGGTCTGAACAATACAGGACAGACGCCACCGGCAAACAACATCGACGTCAATGACTGCGCATTTGCAGACATCGCAGACAGCGTGTCGTCATCGTCAGAGTGCATCGCCATAGGCGGGTGCGACGTCAACAACGTGAACATCAAGCGGTGTACATTTTCCGGGACCGTCGACGAAGGAATCAAAACACAGTGGCAAGATGAAAACTCTGACATCAACACGATACTCATTGAGGCATGCACGTTTGACAGCACGGTTTCCGGAATCGACGTTGCCGTCAAACAAGCTCGTGACGTGATTGTACGTGAATGCTATTTTTCATCGTCCACAGACGAGGCAATCCAGCTAAACGGATCGGTGAATGTGACAATAGAGGACTGTGCATTTTTTGCCACGAAGTCTACGTCGATCAATTTCTTAGGCGCGACATTCGGTGCCAAGACGTTCAGGAATAGCAACGTTATCATTCAGAGAAACAAGTTCAAGAAAATCAATTTATCAGGATTGTCATGGCAACGTGCAATCTACATACGATGGGTCGACGACTCAGAGGGACCGATCAAAATCCTGAACAATACGTTCCACGACGTCGTGAAAATAACTAGTGGTGGTGACGCCATTAATCTTAGACTCGAATTTGACGGGACTGTGATGTCGCAATGCGACGGAGACGTTGTGGTCGATATTTACAACAACATTTTCACCGACTGCGACGGATATGCAATAGCGCATCAGGCCAGCGGTGACCCGACAAGTTATGGTGACAGCGTTACTGTCAACAACGGGAACAACTGCTATAACAACAACACCGATGGAGACAGAGAAGGTTCTGTGCCGACTGGCTGGACATGGGCCAACAACGGAACGGAACCCGGTGAGGTTTCAGCGGACCCGAAGTTTATTGACGACGCAAGTGACGATGTTCGCAACCTGAGACTTCGTCACAGTTCGCCTTGCATTCGTGCAGGTGACTTCACAAAGCTCGCTTCACGCCATGGCGGTCAAGCTGACATTGGTGGATGGGAGTACGGAGCTCCTATTGGTAAACGTCTTCAGCGTGGCAAGTATTACAGCGGTCCAACAAACGTCTCAGAGCTATTTGAGCTTGTGAGGATGGAGATTTAAAATGAGTTGGAAAGTTCCTTCAACCACGTACCCGACTTGGTGGCGTACACATACCAATGACAAGGTTGCAAAAAATAAATTAAATGGTACGTACCATAACAATTTTGAAGAACTGATCGACCAAAATTGGTGGTTGCATGCAAAGATTTCTTCTTCTCTTTCAGTTGGATCTACGATAGATTTAAATGACGCTACAGGTGGGTTTGTACCTATAACCGGAAATAGTACAGCTGTGACTAGCTTTGGTTCAAATGCTCCCACTGGAATTAAGTTCAAATTGAACTTTACAGGAACAGGTAACAGGCTAACTTACAATGCAACGTCTATGATTATACCTGGAGATGCAAATCTTTATATTGATCAGGGAGACGTAATAACTGTTATTCACAGTGGTAGTGGAAATTGGGAAGTAATAGGTGTAATGAGAGCCGACGGAATGCCACTTGGTCGTAGAGGTGTTGCAAACGGTTCTGCAGATGACGGTGTTTGGGAAATTGATACTGACCAGTCTCTGTCAACTGCAAATGATCGACTTATCCATGCCAAGAATAACGGATCGTCTAGATGGGCGATTGAGTATCAAGGGTATGAGTACGTTTCGAACGCAGGAAACGGTGGAGTGGGTATTTTAGAACGTGTACTTCGCAACTACGCAAGGTCAGAACGTATATCAACTTACGACTTCTACAGTGGCGTTGACATTACCATTGATGGATATTGGCATGACATTGATAGTGGTTCACCAGGTGACGAAAGGTTAGATTGTAGTTCGTTTATTCCAACTGGAACAAAAACTGTTACTTTGCATGTTCAATGGCGATCTACTGTTGCTGGCCAGTATATTCAAATAACCGGAGAAGAAAACCCGTCTTCTAATACGACGTACAATACTTTACAGGCAACCAACCCAGAAGCTAATATGTACGGGTTTGCAATTGGCACTATTACTTTGCCCGACGATGACAGTCGTAAGTTGTCGTATTTTGCCAATGCCCAAGGAAATAACGCTAGAATTACAGCATTGAAGTGGGGTTTATAAAATGGAAATTAGCAAGACAAGTCTTAAAAACGTCGACGATGTTATTGGAGCGGAACTCATTGCCAGAAATGACATGCGTCTTGCAATGTTAATCGTCAATAAGGCGTTGAACTCGTACGTTTCGCCAGGTGAAATTAAAGACTACGAATTGGAAGAGGTTCTACCAGAGGACGTTATAAGCGGCAACAAAGAAGTTTCTAATATTGTAAAGGCGTGTCTCGATAAGATCAAAGCTGAAAACGCTTACAATGCAATCGTTGAAGCAATAAACGAAACAGTAAGAACTGCTCAAGCTGCTCAGAAGAGCGCAAAAATTGACTCTTTGTATGCCAGAGATTTGGCTGTTTGGAAGATCAAAAGACTTTTATATAAAAACGGCGACCAGCTTCCAGCTGATATTCCAAATCCAGAAGATTAGGAAATGCTTACAATGGAACCAGACGTTCAAAAAGCCTTTGATAGAACCTTTGATAAGATGGATAAAGGTTTCGAATCTTTGAATGGAAAGCATGATGAGCAAAGAGAAGAAATACATGCGCTCAACCTTACCGTTCAAAACGTTGCTCAAGCACAACCTGTATGTCGTTTGGAAATGGAACCACGTGTTGGAGCACTTGAAGAAATTAACAAAATTAAAAAACAGAGAGCGTGGGAAGTCGTCAGACCGATTTTTATAAGACTTCTAGAGGCAGTGATCATAGGGGCTATCGTTCTCGCTGGCATTAAATTCGGCAAGGTGATATAAAATGGCTTACTCAACTTGGGAAGAAGCTGAAAAAGTTTCTCCACAGACGTCAGACTTGATTAAAACTGGAGACGGTAAAGAAATAGATACCGTCAAAGTTCTTGAGATTGTTGATATTATGATCAACGCAGAGCTCAATGAGTTGTTTATTGTACCGTTTGCTTCTCCGTATCCAAGTCTGATTATCACCATTGCTGAAATGCTCTACGTTGGTTTTGCTTTCAATGTACGTTATACAGAAGACGATCCAAATCAATTAGAAGATAATTGGATGTGGTTGACTGGTTGGAATCTTCTCCAGAGAATTCGAAGTGGAAGTTTAATACTTACAGAGTCCAACATTGTAAAGGTTACTTCCGATACATACGCAAAGAAAAAGATTCTTTCCAATACTGTTGACGATTATCCGGTATTCAATCTTGGAGACGAAACATGTTGGAGAGAAGTAACACTGAACATGTACAGAGAGCGTATATACTACGAACCAATTAGAGACGATCCTGTAAGAGACGGAAACTAGAATGCAAATAAATATTCAGTATGAGGGCGAGCAAGAGCTTAATAGGGCCCTTAAAATTTATGCCAAGAGCTGGAGGAATTTAAGAGAGCCTATGGCTTTGATGGGCAATCATATGTTAAAGTCTATTCACAGAAACTTCAGGAACCAGGGTATTCAAGAGTTGGGAATTATATGGCCAAGTCTTTCAGACTTTACACTAAGGAAAAGGAAAAAGTCAAGAAAGAAAGGTGGGAGTAAAAGTCCAAAGTTTGGTAACAAAATGTTGATGGTTACAGGAAAACTGTTCAACTCAATCAAAATAATAATTAGAAAGTCTGGTCTATTAATTGTTTCGATGGTAGGGTACGGTCAGATCCACCAGTTTGGAGCTACGATACCTGAGCATGAAGAGACCGTGAGAGTTCCAGCTTCAAGACGTAGAAAAAAGAATGGAAAGTATTCGAGGGTTAGAGCTCATACAAAAACTGTGACTGTACCAACTACTGATATTCCTGCAAGACCTTTTGTGGCTGTAAAACCAAGTGACTTTGTTACCCTTGTAAGGATATTAAATAAGTGGGCTAATAAAATGGCAAGACGGGCAGGGTGGAGATAATGACAGACGTTGCCTCTATTTCGGTTGCTCCAAACATTGACAACGCCTCTGTAGATATAACTCTGGCGGCTCTTCCGTCTGGAGCTACTTCTGTTGAGGTTTATAAAAAGACCGATACAGGATACGACAGTTTGGTTCATACATTTACTGGAGCTGGATCTTACAACGACGACAATGGCGGAAGTGGATACGGTATATACTCTATCGTACGTTACGTAGCGGTTTCGATTGGAACTCCTAACGCTCCACCTTCCAGAGACGTGTTTGCTCAAGTTGGAACGTCTACAATTTATACAATGGCCGCGCATTTGCAAGCTGTAAAAGACTTGATTGATAACGACGTAGAAATTGTTAATTTTCATACAGAGGTTGACCAAGATCTTCCACCAAATCCTCACAGACGTTCTATATACGTTGTTCCTGGACTGGAGATACCTGATATAAGATATGCAACAGGGTTGATGGAAAATCAATTGCCTGTATTTTGCTACGTCTGTATTCAGTCTCCGTCTAGAGTCACAGGAAAGGCAATGCTAAAGACAATTTGTGACCGTTTGAAAAAGATATTTGACTTAAATTATCGCTGGGACGAAAAGTGTTACGACTCTAACGTTAACAGCGTCGATTATAATATAAAGGCAGAAGGCTCGCAACCTAACTTCAGAATTGCGCAAGTGTCGATGACGTCATTCGCAAAGAATGTTAAGTACTTGCCGGTGCCTTAGGAGGTTTGAAATGAAGTACAAGTACATTGGTGAAAAACTTCCAGTACCGGTTGTACAGGGAGTAAAGATGAGACATCTTGGAGAGATGGTGTACGAAACAGAAACAGTCAATCTCGATCCCAGGTTGTTTCAACCTCTTGACGTTTCCAGTAAAAAGGAAAGCAGTTCGAAAAAGTCGAAGAAAAAAGAATCCGAAGAGGAGGATAACTAACTATGTCTTCGAGATGGGAAGGTTTTATTGGAGTCGGTCAGACCCTGTCAACCGACGTACTCACAGATGCTTATTATGTTGCTGTGGAGAACTGCGGCATGGAGCATACTGCAGAGATCGAAAGGTCTGACACAGCTCAAGGAGACCAAGAGTATCACCGTGAGACAAAGCTCATGGAAGATATTGCAGGTAATATTGAGCTTGCTGTTGACCGTGAGAGTATTGGGTATTTCCTTAAATATCTGATAGGCGACGCTGGTTCTCCAACTGGCTCAGGACCGTACACCCATACGTTCAGCCTGCAAGATGCGATGGAAGAGTTTTACGTTCGACGTAAAATGGGTACAGCGGAGGACAAAGTTTGGGGTAAGTGCAAAATCAATCAAGGAACATTTACAGCTGCGCAGGCTCAGAAGCTAATGGCTTCTTTTGACGTTGTTGGATATGGAGTTGTTGATGCTGGAACACATTCTGCTCCAAGCTTTACAGATATCACAGTCCAGCCATTCGTATTCAAGCAGCTTGACTTTTATCTTGATGATCATAGTACATGGCCTCCAACAACTGAACAGGTTTCATTTGAAAGTTTTGAATGTGTTGTCAACAGAAATCTTGTCACTGATAAGAGGACCGCAAACAATTCGTACTTGCCGAGTGGACTTCCTGAAGGGAAGAGAGAAATTTCTGGAAGTTTTACTCTCGAGTATGAGAATAGTGACCTCTACGACGATCTTCTCAATGAACAAGAGCTGATGATGTTTGCTCAGTTTACCGACGGTGCTAACTCTTTGACTCTCAAGTTCCCACGTGTTCGACTGACATCTCATGACCGTGGAGCCGAAGTTGGCGGAGGCAACGATCGTAATGTTGCAACTGTCGAATGGGACGCTTTGTACGATGCAACTGAAACTTATTCGATGCAGGCAGTACTCACTAACCAGAAAAGCTCAGCCTATTAGTAATAGGTTGAAATAAAAAAGGAGAGTGTAACATGTCCGATGGATTGTTACTCCTGGCAAAGGACGGTCGGTACGACGACGCCGACCTGGTGCGGACTGACTTCCGTATCAAACGTGGCACGAGACGACGTGCTGAGGAAAATGACGACGACCCAGTTGTCATTACGATTTGGCTCAAACCTTTGAGCGGTGCCCAACTTCGAAAGATTTTTGATCGTTCATTGATTGAAGTGAAGAAGGGCAAAAAGACCAAGCACAAAATCAGTGCTGGAGCCTTTACAGTGGACCAAGTGGCTCTGACCATTGCAAAATGGGAAGGAGTTCTTGACCCTGAAAACGGAGAGCCTGCAAAAGTGAGTGAAGAAAACGTTGATCGTCTTCCTGGATGGATTATCAACAAGCTTCAGAAAAAAGCAAGTGAAATGAATGAGCTCTCGGAGGAAGACGAGGGAAATTAGCTAAAGCCACTAGACTTAGTTTGCAGTCAAAAGGTGGGTTGCAGACCTGTGTTGGATGTGACTCACCTCTTGACTGCTCTGAGTGCGCTCTCAAAGACGTAGATGAATGGTGCTTTGACGTATTACGTATTTTCAACAGATGCAGAAATTGGGAAAAGCTTCCATACCCCGGTGGGGTTCGACAACAACCGGAATGGCTTATGAAGTGTTTCGACGTTATAGCGTTAGAGTACAGAAAATGGGAGACGGCTCAGTTACACAAGTCTGGTGGCTCCAGAGGTTCGAAGATCGGTAGTTCAAGGTCGAAAAGGTCTAAAAGGTTTAAGAAAAGGTTGTAAATATGCCACCTGGAGTTGGAGCAGCAGCTGCTCTTTTACAAAGACTTCAAGTATTGATCGAAGTCAAGGATAAGATTTCGAAAGGTCTTGAAGGAATTCGTGGAAGACTGCAAAGATTTGGACGATCTGTACGAGGTGTGATGAGTAGTATAGGTCGATGGGCTCGTAGAGCTGGACGAATGTTATTGATTGCGCTTGGCGGAGCAGTAACAGGAGTTATAACAAACTTTGCTCAATTTGAGACGGCCATACGAAACATATGGACGTTGCTATCTGTAGGTGAAGACCAGATAAGAGGTCTAAGCAACTCTATACTTCAAATGTCGAAAGTCATACCACAAACTCCGCAAGAGCTTGGTGCAAGCGCCTACGACATTGTGTCCGCAGGTGTTACAAAACTTAGCGATACGTTATTGGTTCTCGAATATTCAGCAAAAGCTGCGACAGCTGGACTGACAACAACCAAGGACGCGTCACGTGGTGCGATCTCTGTTATGAACGCGTTTGGAAGAACTGCAAAAGATATCCCAGACATTTTTGACCTTATGTTCAGTACAGTTCGATATGGTGTTATCACGTTTAGTCAACTTACAAACTCTATTGGTAAGATGGCAACCCAGTTTGCTGCAGCAAAGGTCCCCATGGAAGAAATGTTCGGTGCATTTGCTTTCATGACTCGAATGGGTCTTAATGCTTTCAGAGCTTCTACAGCTCTTCGCCAAGCCATTGTTCAGATCATCAAACAGAAAAATAAGTTTGAAGGATTTGCAAGTGTGTTTGATGAGTTTGGAAAATTTCGTGGTATCAATGTAATCATAGGTGACATGGTCAAGAATTTTGAAAAGATGACAGATGAACGACGTCTAGCAAAGATGAGAGAACTGGTACCTAATATCAGAGCACAACAAGCCATTGTTGCAATGGTTAATAACTATTCTCAGCTCAGTAAGATGATAGACCTTGTTTCAAAAAGACATGGAGCAATGGAAGCAGCGTTTAAAAAACAAATGGACGCACTTCAGATGCGTTGGAAGCTTTTGACCAATACTATTCGTGTGCTTATGATTCAAATCGGTAGCAAGCTTGCACCGTCTTTAAAAAGATTCATAGACGGTATTACCGCTGCTTTGAATGAAATCGATATGGAAATTGTGATTGATCTTATGAAAGAAACAGCAGACGTTGCAGCGTCTGTAATAGCAGCTATAACTGATAACCTTGCCAAGTCACCACAACTGATACTTGCTGCTCTAGGAGCTCTGATGGTTGGTGCGTTCCAATTGGTAAAAGGGCTTATCAAAGTAATGCTCAGAGTGAATGCAGCTCTTTGGACGCCTTCGTTTGAGATTCTTGCATGGGTTGGAGATAAGATTGTTTACAACTTCAAAGCCAAGCTTGCCAATCCTTTGATTGACGCATGGAATCTTCTGGCAAAGTTTATGGCTCCAAAAATGCGTCAGTTTATGACTCCGTTTATCGCAGCGTTTTTCCTTGCAAAGTCAAAAATACTCGACGCGTGGAATACATTGGCAAGTCCATTGTCAAATGGAATGACGAACCTCGCAAAGAAATGGAATACACTTGCAGAAGTTACAAACAAATTACTTGATTCAAATATACCTAAACTTGACGACACGTATGATCTGACGGTCGACAATGCTGACGCTGTTGACAACTGGACAGATGCAATGTCAAGAGCCAAGGAAACTGCAGACGGTGTAGAGATTCCACAAGTCGAAAGAATGGACGCAGGTGACGCACCGGCAAAGTTTGAAGCAGTTTGGTCTGCAGCTGTTCAGGGAATGGGAGTTCAATTCTCAGAGGCCGCAAAAGAGTTTAGTGAAATGATTGACGAGATATCTACAACAATGACCGATCTTGGAGGTGTAGCAGCAAGCGAAGCAATTCCTCAAGAATTGAGAGACCGTATGGACGAGCTCGGTAAAAAATGGGACAATGTAAAAGGTAGAATGCAAGCAGCTGCTGACCAGGCAAAGAAAACAGGAAAAGAACTAATAGACGCTTCCAAACTCGAAGGTGGAAAAGAAAGTTTGGGTTTTTGGGAAAGAGTTGACGTTGTAATAAATAGGTTAAGAAAAAGGGTCGCAGCTTTGAGGGAATCTTTCAAAGCCCTTCCAGAGTCTGCACAGTTTGTAATGAATGCGTTGCTTAAACTTTTTCAAGTTTCTTCAGATATATTTATGGCACCGTTTAAAGAACTGATGAGCGGTATACAAGATCTGTTCATGAAACAACTTGTACCGTCTTTTGATGACATGTGGAATGCTTTGCAAGAAGGAACTCTTGATGAATTTATGTCAGACTTTATAAACGGTGCTGTTGCTTTTTGGGAAAGCATAGCTGCTAATATAGATATCCTTGTAGACGCTATCATAGGTATCATACCGGATTTAATGAGAGCTATCATAAAAGCAATACCTGAAATATTCCAAGCATTTGCAAGAGCGATACCTGACCTTGTTAGTCTGTTCATTCAGTATGTTCCTCAAATCATGTGGGCGTTTGCAAGCGGTCTCGTCAAAGTACTTGGAGATTTCATAGCAGAGATATTCTCGTTTGGACTTGCTCATACTGAAACGTTTGACGAAAGACCTACGGCTCCTCCTGCTCCCAATATAACAACAGACGGCACAGGCGGTATTTCAACTGGAGGTGGAGCTGCAGCTACAACGTCTGGAGGTGGAACTGCTATGTCTACTGGCGGAGATGTATTTATTACAGAGGTCCATATTAGTGGAGTACTTCCTTCAAACGACGTTGTACTTTATGATGATCTGGCAGAAAAGATCAACAGAGCGCAAGCTCGTAGAGCTCGGAGAACGTAATGTCCTATCCAAAGTTTGAATCTCTCGACTATCCGTCTTCAGGAAATACCTACACATGGGCTGAACTTCCGTCTATTCCAGGAAGCAATCCAACAGATGGCGCAGGAGAATCTATAAAAGACTTAACACATATGAACAATGACTATGCTGTCGCTCACTATGTTGTTGGTTCTTTGAAGCATTGGGTGTTCAACTTCAGAGCAATTCCAATTGCAATGTTTAAATCGCTTGTTATATTTGCAAAAGAAGGTGTATTTAATTTCTACCCAGATGCAGCAGTGTCTTCTACCTACTATCAGGTTCGTTGGATTCACGACGGGAAAATAGATCCTCCGCTATTGGGTGGAGGATATGTAAACCTTGAGATAGAACTCGAGGAATTCTAATGTTAATACCAGTCGATACAAGATTTGAAACTGAAAGCGAAAGAAGAGCAAACCCACGTCCGAGGTCTTTACTTGAAATTATTATGGACGACGGTTCCCACTATGAGTTTGGATATGTCTATGACCGTAAAAGTCACAGTGACATAAATGTTTCTATACTTCAAACGGGAACTGTTGACAGAAGGTATGAGATTTTTGGAGAGGTTGGAGCAAGTTTTGCTGGCCAGGTTACGGTAACGGTTTCTAACTTAGATAAAAGATTTAACCCAGGAAACTCTTCAAGCGAATATTATTCAGGTCTACTAGGAAAAGCAGCGATACTGCATATATTCTTTGACTTGGTCGAAGACCCTCAGTACATGTCAGAAGAGCTTTACATGGCAGACGATGAGTATATGTCAGATGACTTCACAGACGCTGTTGCTGTGTTTACTGGTATCATTGAAGAAATTGATAATAGTAATGAAGGCTATACAAGCATAATACTAAAAGACGCTCTTCAGCCTTTGGTTGAAGCCACGTTTCCAGACACTGGTTATATAGACGGTACTGGTGTAGATATTATCAAGTATCTTGTTGAGACGTACTCAAGTATAAACGTCGACGATTATTCTTACTTGGTTGCAAGAAAGTATGCACCTGGAACTGAAATGCGTTTAACATGGGAGCTTGGAGATCGTGTTATCGATAAGATTTCAGAGGTGCATAAAGCAATTGGAACGTCTTGCTTCGCAGACGAGAATAATAATTTAATTATATATAGGCTAGGTCAAGAATCTGGAGAGTATCTTTTAGCCAAAAGACGTGATACTAATACCTATAGTATGTATGACGCAACAAAGACCGGAGACAGAGCAAATTTTAACGTCATAAATTCTCAGTCACAGTTGACACTTCTTAACGTTGTTAACCGTATTGAGTTTACTTATACAGATTGGAATGGAGACGAACGAACTTATATTGTGAACGATACGGAGTCTCAAAATGATTATGGAGTTCGTCTTCTTCAGATATCGACAACTGTTATAATGGGAGAAAATGTCGCGTCTACATGGCCAAGAAGAATTATAAAAAGGTTTTCACAACCCAAACGTAATTATTCTTATAAGTCTACACTACGTTTTGGAATGTTGAATCAGATAGGCGATATTATAGTACTAACAGATCCTACGCATAGTGAGTCGTCAGGGTTATTTAGAATGTTGGCTACTGGTAAGAATGTTGTAGAGACAGATGTTCAGATTGAAGTCGAAGATGTTGAAAACGAGTTGGATGATAAATTTGCTTTTGCTGGGTCTGACATTGCTGGGTACTACGGTGACAGGCGATCGGACGTTCTAGACTTCATTCATAACAAGAGTTTCCTCTATGCCAAAGACCCAGGTGTAGACGATACTCCTATGAGATGGAATACTTATTCAGGAACCGGTGGAGCTCTTGACGTAATAGATACGGACTATAAGTTTGACGATAAGTGTGTAAACTGGACCTCCGCAGCTGCGAGTAGGAAATGGTCAACTGTTTTAAACCTACAGTCTTTGACTAATAATAGATATTATTATTTTTCTGTTTATATAAAAGGAACTCTTACGTCTGGAACACCTAAGATTGAAGTTGTTGATAGCGTAGGTACGTCTCTTGGATCTATCAGCATAACTTCTTCTTACGCAAGCTGGACGAGGATTAGCTTCAGACTTACTACAAACTCCAATACTCCGCTCGAGGTAGTGCTTGATAGTGCGGGAGCGACGTTTGACTTTTTACTTGACGGTATTCAGATTGACTTTGCTTACTGGAACGACTACGACCTTGAGCTTGGAACGATAGGCTCCACTCCTCCTGGATGGATTACAGTAAAAGACGGAGGGACGGGGTTTACTAATCAAACTAACGGACTGCTCGCGCATGAAGGTTCTCAATGCATGATTGTAACTAACAGTCTAGGTTTTGGGCATACGTATAGACTTCTTGACAAGGCTCTTGAGCCAGGTAGTTACACACTCTCATTTTATATGTATGCGTCTACAGCCATGGACACCACCGACGTATCTATTCTCCAGAAAGACGGAACTCCGTTGACTACTCCAGCGTCTTTAAACTTCGTATCTGGATTTACAACTGGGTGGCCGTACATTCAATACTCGATTCCGTTTACTGTTGGCGATAACGACCTTCAGCAGTTGATGATTGAAATTAGAACCTATAACTCTGTTAACGCTTCCCCCAGGTTTGACTTGTTTGATATTGCAACCGCATTAAATGTCGACGAGTTCAAAATCTTGTGGTCGAGCTTTGCTTATGCAAGTAAGTCAGATGGCGACGCCAACCCCGGATTCGACTCAGATGGAAACGTCAACGGTCAGATTGACCCAGGTTATATGGAAGGGTTTGAAGACCACTACAAGGCTTAAGGAGATAAAAATGTCACAAGATATAAATCCTGTAACTGCAGCATTTCAAAAAGCTGCGGGATTATTGGATTATAAGGACCCTTGGACCGACCAATATTCTGCTCTTATTGGAGGGAATACAGGTTACAATTTTCAACGGCTTCCTAAGATGGCTTCTGAATTTACGTTTGGAAGTTCCCCAACTCCTCCAACAAATGACAGAGGACACATCATTGGAATTTATACAACGTTCACAGACAATAACCCACTTCTCATTGACGACGAGTTTGACTGGACAGACAGACTTGTTACATTCATAGGTCAGATCGGACCAAACGACTCTAACTATACAAACTTTGAGCCAGGCGGAGCGAATATGCATCAATGGAACTCGTCAATATACTATGATGCAAATGCGTCGCCAAATCAATTTACTTTTATAAGTGACGGGTCTGGAACTTACATAGGGCTACCGGTTATAGCCCACGGTTATTTTGCTGCAGGAAATGATTCGCCTCCCAGCTCAGACGGACAGTTGTGGATTAAGTATTATCACGGAACACCGTCTCTTCAATTGCTTGGAAAGCTTACGCCTAAGACAAACGGCGATCTTTACGGTATTATAACTGTTCCAGCTTCAATTACACAAGGTATTGTGCTTTCTGGTACGCTGATAGCGCATCCGAAAGCTGGATACAAAAATTTATAGTAGGAGTGTGACGATGCCACCTCGTATGAAACTTGTACTACCTCCAATCACGTTTGACGCAGGTCACGGAGGAGACCATACAGGAGCCGTGACATATTTTCCTGGGACAAAAATTCCTTGGTTAATCGAAGCGGCGTTGAATTGGTCTGTTGTCGGTAAAGTATGCGTTGAAGCAAACGTTGCGTCAAAGTGTATTAACGAAACAAGGGTGAGACCTTGGGACGCACCAAACCTTGAAGACAGAGCTGAATTTGCAAACTCAAAAAATTCAAACCTCTTTGTATCTGTTCATTTTAATGCAGCGGAAGATCCAAGCGCACATGGTATAGAAGTTCTGTACCACCCTGGGTCAAAAGAAAACAGGAGCATGATAGTCGCTGAACGTATGCAAGATATATTGATACGTATGACGAGTGCAAGAGACCGAGGAATTAAACCACGTGAAGATCTTGTAGTTCTCAACAAAACACTCATGCCAGCTGTACTTGTTGAATGTGGTTTCATTTCCAATCCAGAGGAAGCTTCTTATATTGCAATGGACAGCTATCTTGATTGTCTTGCTGCTGGAATCTGGAGAGGAACTATTGAAGGGTTGAAAGCCATTGGAGTTAGACCGAAGATGGTTCCGTTGATAGAGAAGGGCGTTCCGGCCGGACCGTTCAATCCCAGAGTTCCCCAAAAACCATAGAGGAGTTTACCATGGAGATTTTGGCTCAAGTTCTGCAGTTTGTGAGAGAGGTAATGTCCCATCTTGTCGATACGGACGTTATCGCATTTTTGGTAGCTATTGTATTGGCGGTTATGAAAGTACGTCAATTCAAAGACAACAAAATCGCAGAAGTTGCTTTGGAAGTTTTCAATTTCGTAGAGAAGATTTACGAATTGAGAACTGAAGAATACGGTGACGAACCTAGCTACATTGTCAAGGCCAGGCTGTTCAAAGAAGAGTTTGAAAGGGCTTGGAGAAAAGAAACAAAAGGAAAGAGCCCATCAGCTGTCGAGATTCACAAGGCTACCAAGGAAGCTACAAAACGTTCTCACGAAAGAAAAAGCGGAGCTAAAAAAGTTGCCGAACTGATCAAAACTTTCGCAGCACTGAAGGGAATCAAATGAGCAAACGTACCAAATGGAACAACAGGGTACGCAAAAAGTTTAACGCACCTCTCGATTATAAAGTACCTGTCTTTGCAAAGAACGACCCTATCGAAGAAATGTACGGGCTCGTCGAACCTGGCGACGCTTTACTTTCAGTCAGTTGGTCGAACGGCAGAGCCTACAAACTTCGGTACGGGTATCCTTTCACTCACTATGCGCAGGTATGCAACAACCTTCAATTGTCCGAAGCTTTAAAGGGAGGCGTAACACTCACACGTTTTGACAAGTATTGGAAGTCCTCGTTTGCGATACTTAGGTGGAACGGCATCGCTCCAGAGCAGCAGCAGATTATAGTCAACACGGCTTTAGACCTTGTCGGTATTCCTTATGACTGGGGAGAATTGAGTTGGCTTTTAGGACAAGGTCTTATAAGTGTTGCAGCTGGACCTGTTGCGTTAACAGGAAGAGTCGGACTTGCTCTCGGTATGAAGTTCTTATCAAGACTGATGATGAAATTCAATCCGTTAGATAAAAGGACTGAATTGATATGTACTGACGTAGGGGCAAAAGGTGCACTTAAAGCGGGTCTTCCTATACATGAATTTAAAGTAGGTAAAGGATGCTACGCTCCAGCGATGTGGGCTATGCGTCCAAGCCTATTAAGTTGGATAGCTATAAGACACTGTAAAAACGGACCTCAAGATTAACTCAAAGTTAGGGGGATACCTCCCTCCCTTATAATCGGTCGTATACCTTTTTTACTAAGTTAGTTACTTATATTAAAAAAGAAAAGGAGACCAAGGAGCCCCAAATATTGAGTTGAAATTAAACCTGAAGCATTCACGTTACTAAACTGTTTGAAATTGTCGGTTTAGTGACGTGAATTTATAGTTTTGACGAAATTTAGTGGCGTAAACTAAGTAGCGTTCTAGAATTCACGCCTAAGGTCAGTAAAATTACGCTGTATTTGGGCTAATTCCATGGCATTGTAAAATATCCACAATTAACGGGCTTTATTTGAATAAAAAGATTGTTTAAAATATCCACAATTAACGGGCTTTATTTTTTGTCTTAACCAATTTTTCCTGTTGCTAAAGGTCCAAAATAGAGGGATAATAAGCTTGATGAGATTACCGGGAAGAAAAGACTGGGATCGCAGATTTAATCCCACTACGGTATTCTCAACAAATCCATATTCGGAGGTGTTGATGGATTCATTGGTTCGGGTTTCTTTTTCCAAAAATCAAATGAGGTGAAACGAGAATGGTAAAGAAGAAAAGCAAGGGTGACAAAAGTAAAAAGTCTGTGAATGAAAAAAAGAAGTCGCAGGTTGAAAGGCTGAAAGCTCAAAAGGAAAAACTGGAGAATCGGATTGCTCCGGTCCAGGAAAGAGCTGACACACAGTTCGACAAGTTCATGGAAGTGCTTGGAAAGTCTGAAGTGAGACTTCTCAAGCACGCCATGTATTTAGAAAAGCACGAAGGTGAGGAAGACGAACGTTCTGAAAAGAAGCTCATTTCTTTCCACCGTATCCGTGAAAGGGCCGATCGGATATTCGAGCGTTTTGTCAGGGTTGACAATCGGTTGGATAAGTACCGTGCCAAGCTTGAAGTGATTGACTCCAAGCTCGAAAAACTTCGGATCGGAAAAGCCCGTGTCTGGGTGCGGTGCGGAAACAACTCTGCGAACTGCCGTTCCATCAACTGCGCTCGTGACGTTGCGGCCATGATGCGTGCCAATGGCGACGACGTTGAAATCGTCGTGACCGACCGGGCAGTGAAACAGCTCGGTGAATAGATAAGATAAGTTTGGATATGGAGGCGCACGCCAACATGGTTGGCAACCAGAGCTACCTCAGAGAAACCAAAACTAAAGGAGACCATTTAATTATGGCAAAGAAAAAGAAGGCCAAAGGAAAGGCCAAAGGAAAAGGCAAGGCCAAGCGTTCCCCATCGCAAAAAGGCCTGGTCAAGAAAGGCGTTCGCAAAGTCGAGCGTGGATTGAAGAAAGCTGCAAAGACCGTTTCACGCTATGCGAAAGCTTCGGCGAAGTCGGCCAAGTACCTGGAGCAGCTTGTGTCAGTGCTTGACAGCACGAAGTCGGAACTGGCAGAGCTGAAAAAGTCAGCGTCAGCCAAGGTGCCGAAGGAAAAGAAAGAAAAGAAGTCCAAGAAGGGCAAGAGCAAAAAGGCAAAGAAAGCCAAGAAGGTCGACAAGGCCGAAGCACCGAAGAAAAGGAAGAAGGCCAAAAAAGCCAAGAAGGTCAAAAAGGCCCAAAAGGAAGAATCCGAAGACGGTCGAAAGGGCTCCCTCATTTCCAGCGATAACCAAGCACATGAAATGGGGGAGCCCATTTCATCTTTTACTAAGAGAAAAGTCACGAAGTCTTTCAGTGAAAAGTTTGTTGAAAGGGTTGCTCTGATTGAGCAACCCAGCAATATTAATAAGTTTGTTCAAGTGTTCAGAGGAGTTAGCGGCAAAGAGTACAGAGTGGAACCTATGCAGAGGTGTTCTGATGCTACGCTAGGCGACATTGGTGACATTGTTATTAGGCACGGTCATGGTTGGAGTCATTACTACTTCTACCCAGCAAACGGACCTATTAAAAAGAAAGATAAGTTCAGGTACTTTGTTTTGTTTGATCCGTCTATAAGATATTACATTGTTGTTAGGGATAAGTTGTCTCACATTAAACAGTCTCACCAGGCTGGTGAGTACGTTATGCTTGATAAGAAAACAGCTGCGTTGAAAAATGCAAAGACTTCTAATCATCAGTGTAGACTTCATAGAAACAAAAACGGAAACCACGGTGGACTGAAAAACCGTGATATTATATTCAGGGACCGTAAGCTTAAGGTTAAAAGAAAGAAGAGAGCAAAGGAGACTGGAAAATGAAAAACGTAATCGAGTTTGAGATGGTCAATTACAAGCTTATGCAAAAGCTCTGTAAATTGACAAATGTGTTTGTCCAGAATATGCTGGACATGAAAGAGGACGTCGAGTTCCCTATCAGGGTAACAGTGGGCGATGAGGACGAGAGTTACGTTGTCCTTATCAAAAAGAAGTTGTCGAAGCGTCGTCGTAAAGAGCTCGAAGAAGGTAGTGACGAAATCGTGGACCTGGACGACGATGAAGAGGAAGAGGAAAAGCCGGCTAAGTTAAATAAGAAACCGGGTAAGGGTAAGGCCTCTAAGAAGGCAGTGCGGAAGGCCCCTCCAGCACACGCTACAGGCCCCATAGAGGCCCCGAAGGGGGAAGACCGGCCCAAGGCCCCGACCTCTGGACCGGTCACAGACTCCATGGGCCGTAAGGTCATAAACAACACGCCTGTAAAGGCTATGTCAAAGAACCAGGCCAAGAAGAAAAAGAAGGCCAAGGCCAAAGCCAAAAGGAAGAAGTAAAATGGGACCGAATACTGACGCGATCTTGAAACAGGTTCGTAAACACCTTCCTTCGATCGTAGCTGAATATACAAAACTGCGACGTACGCCTGTAAACATTGGGAAAGGCGTTGACACAGTTTTGCTTGGAGACTGGCACGGACCGCACCAGCCTATGGCAGCTGTAGATGAAGAGAACCATTTCATTTTGCTTATAGTCAACAATAGTGTTATGGTTCGCTTTCAAGCAAGGCATGACTGTGTTAAAGGTTCGTGGTTTTATCCTGTAAAGGATGTTGCAGACGCGATTGTAAAAGCGTGGGAGTCTACAAGCATATGTGAATAGGTTTGGCCGTTAAAATTCCTGTTGCTTTTGTTGGTGTGTTGTTGTATAATAACGTTTGTCATTGAAGGGAGATTGTAAAATGAAAAGACTGGTTCGTTATTTGTTTTCTTGTTTGATTTGGAAGTGCGAAGTTTCTTTTCATGAAGAGACAGGCACGTGGTTCTATAATTGCACAAGTCGATTTAAGAAGAGAAAACCTTTTCCACGTTGTGTTTCAAAGCATGGAACCAATTTTGATTCGAAGCGTGAAGCTTTGGGTGCCATGAAGAGGGCACTGGTAAATTAAAACTGGAGAGTGAAAGTGAAGTTAAAGAAGACTGGTAAGAAAAAAACAAAAACCCAAAAGTCCAAACGCAAAAAAAGTAAACTTACAACACGTAAGACTTTTTCTGTCACGGACGATAGCCACGGACCTCCATACAACGTATGGGAAAAGATGAATCTATTCATCGATACATGTCATGGTCTAAAAGGCAAAAACCTAAGAAACTTTGTCAGGCAAACGTATCACGATTTATTTGCAATTAGACCTGGTCCGAATATTCCAACTGCTCTTGTAAGAGCTGCATGTGGATACGAACTTCAATATAGAGGCTTCATTGAGTATGGTATGGAGCATTTGATTTCTGACAGGTTTAAACAAAATAGAGAGTGCTTGCTTTTGTTAGACGTTAATAAGTTGCATCCTAAGTTAGGCGACATATTACGTATTTCAATACGTAATGAAGACAAGCAATTGGAAAGGGAAGCTGCAAAAGAGGAACGTCGGCAAGCTAGAGAAAAACGTAGAGAAGAAAGACTTAATAAAAGGAAGGTGGCTAAAGGTTCTGAAAAGATTTTGAAGAAGCATAGGAAAAAGAAGCGTAAGAAAAAGAAGAAAGAAAAGACTGTTAGTGAGTACGCTTCATTGTTGGAAGGTCTGAAATGAGACTGGTAAAAGCGTACGCAGGTATTGGATCGAGAGAGACGCCAGATCCGATATTGGACTACATGAAAAACGTTGCCGTACTACTGGCCAATAACGGATATCTGTTGCGGTCTGGTGGCGCAAAGGGAGCTGACTCTGCTTTTGAAGAAGGGTGTGATCGAGTAAAAGGAAAGAAAGAGATATTTTATCCAGAGCGTGCTACAGATGCAGCGATTAAGCTAGCTTCTGACTTGCATCCAGCATGGCATAGGTGCAGTTCTTACGCTAGAAAACTACACGGTAGAAATGTGCAGATTATAAAAGGGAGGTACTATCCTCGCAAAATTCACTCTGTAAAATTTGTAGTATGTTGGCAAGATCCGAACAAGAAGTTTGGTGGAACACGTATGGGAATGAGTGTTGCAGAACGGTTTGGTATAGATGTATGGAACCTTGCAATAGTAGAACTTCGTGAAGCGTTTGAGCATCACATAATTAATAAGTTAGGGAAAGTGTGAGGATGGTACTTAGGTTAAAACGGCGTAGGGTTTTCCAGTCTTCCCAACGCCGACTCTCTTCGCCTGAGCGTCAAGAGGGGGAGCCTTTTTCCCGGAGGCTCCCCCTACCTCACCAGTCCGAAGCACTTGACTACGGTGAGTTGCTTCGAGAGATTGCGTTGTTTATGGAAATGAGACTGGGAAAGACTATGGTTGCCATACGTTGGTTGCTTGCAAAAGGCGACGCGCTGTTAAACCTAATAGTGGCACCGTTGTCTGTTTTGTATGTATGGAAGGAAGAGCTTGCGTTGGAAGGTATACACAACGTTTATATACTGACCGGTTCACAAGAAAAGAGAATGGAAATTATAAAGAAGCATAAGAACGGTTGGTTTCTTTGTAACTATGAAGGTCTTACGATTAATAAGAATAAGAAAAAAGGTACACCACGCCGTCCGTCTCAGATCCTCATCAGGCAGTGGGACAGTATTATTCTGGACGAGTCTGTTCGCATTAAAAGTCCCAAGGCATTCATAACTATTTGTCTGTTAAAGCATTCGTATGCAAAGTACAAAGCAATCTTGACCGGTCTTCCCGCTCCAGAAGGTCCTCAGGATTATTTCTGTCAGATGAAATTTTTGCACGGTGGGTTCATGGGAGAGTCGAATTATTGGGCTTTCATGAACAGGTACTTTAGAAAAGATTTCAAAGGTTGGAATTGGACACCTCATCACAACACAAGAGTTAAGATCAAAGAGTGCATTCACGAAAAGGCTTTTGTAAGGACAAGGAAACAAGCAGGTATTGGTTCCCCAAAAATATATGAAAAGCGATATGTTGAAATGTCTTCGAAGCAGAAGAAAGCTTACAATAAACTTGAAGAGCAGTTTATTTATGAGGCATATGACAAGACAAAAGAGACAAAGTGGATCACCACTAATATGATATGGCTGGCAAGACTGGCTGGAGGATTCGATCCAGACGGTGATAAGGTATCAGACGAAAAGATAAAAGAATTGCGTAGTCTTTTGGAAACGGAATTAAAAGAGGAAAGTGTTGTAGTATGGTTTAGATTCAACAAAGAAATTAAAGAAGCTTTGAAGTATCTGAAAAAGAAGATCAAGAAAAAAAATATATCCTGCCACTACGTAGCAGGCGATAATAAAAGCCAACGTGATGAGATAATATCGGAGTTCCAAAAAGGAAAGTTTAGAGTATTACTCTTCCAGATTAAGTGTGGACAGTACGGTATTAAATGTTCGAGAGCGTCTACAGCTATATACTTTTCAAATAACTATGACTTTAATGATAGAAGACAATCCGAAGATCGTATTCTTCACATGGAAAAGAAAGAGCCTTTGTTGTATATTGATTTAATAACAAAGGGAACTATTGACGAAGCAATTGTGAAGGCTCTTAGAGAAAAAGGAGCAACAGCGTCATACTTTATGTCAAGGCTTTTGCAGAATTGGAAAACAGACTTCTATGCTAAGGTTAAAGAGAAAGAAGAAGAGAAAAGGAAAAAGAAGGTTCATATCAATTGATCCCGGTCTTGGTGGAACAGGATGGTCGGTCTTTGATAGGGACGTTGGAAAAGTTCCGATTGAAGTTGGAATTATAAATAGAAGAAAAGGACACTGGTCTCACAGAGCGTTTATGATTGCGTACGGCATTGTGGAAATATGTGAAGCGTTGGAGGTCAGAGATTTGTACTGTGAGTATCCAGCTTTCTGGGACACTGTTGCTGGTACAATGGTTGCAAAGAGGGGAGACCTTTTAAAGTTGACGTTTCTTGTTGGTGTAATATGTGCGATACCGTTCGCATCTGTCAAGTGTTTGAAGAACTTTGAATTGGTTCCGGTTATAAAATGGAAAGGTCAGTTGAAAAAGAACGTTGTTATTGCCAGAATTTTGGCAAAGCTTGGAAAAGAAGCTTGTAAACGTTTTAGACTTCACATATGGGACGCTGTCGGTATTGGACTTTATAAACTGGGGTTGTTTTAATGGTTACAGAATGGTACTGTGAAGTATGTTGGTGTAATTATTGGACTGATCCGTCATTTAGAATTGAGATATTGGGAAATCACGAAGGAAAAAATGACGGAACCAAATTGTGGCTGTGTGTTTGTAAAAACTGCATGTTGGAGATAGTCGAGGAGTGTGAATGGAAGAGCGAGATCGCAATTAGTATTAGAAAAAATTTAAGGGGAGAGTAAATGGGAGCGTACATTAATCCAAAGGGAATGGACAAAGAGGCTTGGCTTGATTTACACGGTAAACCTACGTGTGAAGAGAGCGTTTTATATCACAAACCATTCGACGGTGGGTTGGTTGCTGTTTGTTTGGTTAACAATGGGCCGTTTACTGCAGCAGCTATCTTATTCGACGAAAGGGAGAAGAGAGACTTTAGTGGTCCGCATGATGCGAGACCCAAACAATGGTACTTTGTTGACGTTGAAGAAGTTAAAAACGTTTCAAATTTGGAGTGTTATATAAAAGACTGAAAGGAGAGAGCAATGAGTTTTCAAGTCGAAAACGTAACCGGGAAAAAAGTGATGAGCGTCAACGTTAGTCTGAGAGGGAATTTTTTAAGTGTGGGCATGGACATATATTCAAACCGTTACAAGAGGCTCGCTACAAAGCAAATGAACAATCCAAACAGAACGCCTCCGACTCACTACGACAGTTTTACAATGACACACGAACAGGCACTGATGCTCGCTTCTCTTATCTTAAAGAAGGCAGGGGACTTGGCAGACGAAGACAACTTTGATTCGAGGGACATACAATGAGTATCCCAATAGCTCCAAAGTTTAAAGTAATAGCATGTGTAGGTCCGTATCAAATACTTAAAGACGACAAAGGTTTTTTCAGGGTTAAGCTTCCAGGCTATCCGATTAAAGCTGTCGAGTTTTTAACTGCCGACAAAGCCAAGTTTCAAGCAAGGAAAGCTTTGGAAAAACTACGTGCGGACGGTAAGCTGAAAGCCAGCTCGTCTGAAAGATACTGGAGACCGTGACATGAGCAAGAAGGACAAACTCAGAGAAAAGATAAGAGAGTATGGTTTGCCTGGTCCGCTAATGGACTGCAGTGTAGACTTAATCCAAAGAACGCTTGCAAAGCGTGTATGGGAATTGGAGCATCCAGATAAAAAGTTTCCAAAGCAGTACGATACTATGCTTGCTAAGGACGCTAGCAAACTTTCACGTGAAGAGTTTGAAGAAAAGTTCAGCAACGAAAACTGGATAGCCGAAACAAAGCTCAACGGGTGTAGGGGATTACTTATAATCAAGCCGTTGAAAAACGGAAAGCAAAACGTTCGGATACTTTCAAGACGTCGGTCTGTCAAGACCTTTCGGTATGAAGAGAAGCAAAACAAGCTTCCGCAATTCAAAGACTTTAAATGGCATGGCGTTAAAGGGTTGACAATTATAGACGGGGAACTTTATCATCCAGAGCAACGGGCAGTGACAGCGTCTGGCACGCAAACAGAAAGTAGACTTCAAAACGCAACGTCTATACTGAACTCGCTTCCTAGCAAGGCACTGAAGACCCAAAAGAAAATTGGATTTTTGCGTTTCTGTGCTTTCGACGTTTTGTATTACAACGGAATGGATCTTCGGAAGCTTCATCTTGAGGAAAGGAAACACTACCTGTCAAAGTTCGGAGCCAACAACGAGTGCTATGTAACTGACATTGATATGATGAAGGGTATGATGGTTAAAGAAAGAAACGTCTTCTTTGAGATCATAGGCTTTACAAGATACTTTGACCTTCACAAGCACAAGATCAACAAAAAGAAGGCAAGCTTCTTCAAGTACTTCATGTCAGAGGTTGAAGACGGCGAGGAAGGTATAATGTTGAAGCGTCTTGACTCTACATATCAATCTGGAAAGAGGTCCAAAGACTGGTACAAAATGAAGGCTCAACAGACGTTTGACGCCTTCGTAACCGGTTTTCTCCCAGGGCAGGGCCACTTGGCTGGGTTGGTTGGTTCGGTACGTTTCTCGGCATATGTAAATGGCGAAGAAAAGATTATTGGAAAGGTCGGAGCTTTTCCACTCAAGGTTCGACAACGCATGACCGGAAAAAATGGAAAGTTGAAAAAGAAGTGGTACGGTAAGGTTGCCGAACTTCGAGGAGCAGACGTGACCAAGAATAAAAGACTGTTCCACTGTCAGCTTGTACGATGGAGAAAAGACAAAGACCCGGACGACTGTGTTGTGGAATTTAAGTAAGGAGAAGAGAGATGATAGGTAAAGTAATTAAATGGGAGCAGTTGAATTATGAAGGGACCGTGTTTCAATTTACGTACGGGCCTTTTATCTTTCAGGTGAACACGCCGTGTCCCACTATATCGATCTACATGCCAGACGCTTGTTTCCTACCCAAGAGTTTGATCAATAATAAAGAAAGAGTTTTGGTGCGTATCTTTGAACGCAACTTGGGTCAAGTATCGTGGAAGTCTTTCAATGAAACTGTTGAAAGGTTTCTGAAGACTGTCTATGGAACAGACTGCTAGGTTGTTTAGTTAAGGAGAGTACGATGTCGGAAGAAAGACAAACATTCAAACTACGTTTCCAACCGGGTGACCTTGCTTGGATCGTTAACAAAGACGGTTGGGTTCAGCTTGTTATAGTTCGTTCTGTTCATTGTTGTGAAGACGGATGCACATACTCGACTATCGGCATGTGTGGCGAAAGTATAAAGCTCAAAGACCGCAATGTAACAGATGCAGATATACTCCACTTTGACGATTGCAAAATACCTGGAGAATGGTGGAGGACAAACCTTTACTATGCAAAGGAAAAACTTATCGCCCATTGGAACGAAAACTACAAAAATCGTACAGACTTTGGCGATACAGAAGAAGATGAATGGATTGGGAAAGAAGATTATCCAACTTATAGGCCAGGCGAACATCCTACAAAGGTGGTGGATCCGAGATGAAGTCTTTACTGGATAAAAAGAAGAAAAAGTATTCGGTCGAAAAAGACGGCATTACACAAGGTCTGCTTCAGACCTGGATGAGCTGTCGTTACAAAGCACGTTTCTTTTTGGACGGCTGGCGAACAGTTGACACCAGAATGGCGCTGATTTTTGGTTCTCTTATTCACGGCATCAACGAGGCTGTATACAAAAAGGTTCGAAAAGGAAAAACAAAACATCCGCCTTCGACTAAAAAGATTAAGTCAATCACCAACAAGGCTTCCAAGATTTGGATCAAAGACAATCCAAGAGCAAGCAAACGGGCAAGGGAAATGTTGGCTGAGTCTGTAATGATAGCCAATATTTTAATGCCGTTGTATTTTGAACGTTGGGAGAAAGATGATTTCAAAGAAGCAGTATGGCAAGAGGTGGAAGGAAAGTTTAATCTTCCTGTAAAATTGAAAGACGGAAGACGTACAAGGTTCAGAGGAATGATAGACGGGTCTTTTCTTTCAAAAGGCCTTAACAAATTGTGGTTATTTGAAACTAAAACAGGTACAAGAATCAACCCGTTGAACCTTACAGACCGTTTGGCTTTTGATCTACAAGTTGGTTTCTACTTAAACGCTCTGTACAAACTTAAGGAAGCAATTCCTGAAGGCTTTCTTTACAATAACATTCGTCGTCCAGAGCTTCGTATAAGAAAGAAAGAGTCTCTAAAACAATTCGCAGATAGGATGGAAAACGATATACAAAAAAGACCTGATTGGTATTTTGTAAGGCTTCCGATATCTATATCAAAGAAAGAGTTTAAAGCAATACGCAAACAATTGTTTGTTATTGTACGAGAGTTTTATGATTGGTACGAAGGTAAGCTCGGACACTACAGATGTTCAGGACAGTGCGAAGGAAAGTACGGACGATGTGGATATCTTACAATGTGCGCAAACGGTGGAAAGCCGACTCCTATATATGTAAACTCTGGTTTTAGTTATAGGGAGCTTGACTAATGAAAGCAAAATTGACTGGGTGGAAGTTTGAGATAGGTGAAGAAGCAAAAGTAGATGAATGGCCTGTGAAAGTCATAAGTAGATCTTTCTCTTATATAGAGAACAGTGGAGGGTTTGAGTCAATAGAAACTTATTACTGTGAGAACATTTCAGAAGACTCTGTTTGGTCTTATGAAAACTTTGATGTTGAAGATATGGAGAAGAAAAAATGAAGGTTGTAGTCTTAGGAGCTGGTCCGGTTGGTTGTATTGCCAAGAGGCGTTTAAACCTTGTGAATATCAACGGTAATCTTTTCGACTCTATGAGCTATGACGAAATTCACAAAAGAACATTTAACCATGGAGCTCATTATCTTTGGAAACCTATTGAAGGTTTTTCTGTTAAACGTTGTAGAATTATTACAACTGTTGACGGTGATCAGGCTGTTGAAGAAAGCGTGCGTCGTTACAAAACAAAGGTTGGTCGATACGAAGAAGGGCGTGATTGGTCTAGACAGTTCAAACCGAAGTCAAAAGGATATCGAATAATATCTTTCCCTGACGTTGTAATTAACCACCATCACAAAGCCAAACGTATTGACGTGGTAAACAAGACTGTCACATTTGCAAACGGAACAGAAGACCACTTTGACGTTATTATAAGCACAATTCCTCTGAACATCTTAGTCCAGATCTCTGGTATGGTGGACAGACCGCAGTCGGTATTTGAATATCGTGAAATATACGTATATGAAACTCCGAGTATGCGTTGTAAGAACGAAGATATGGTTGTAGACTATGACTCGTCACCTACAGAGTCTGTATACAGACGTACATATCGAGACGGAAAATGTCATGCAGAGTCATTGAAGAAGTTTGACAAGCCTGACGCTATTTTAACGCCTGGTAAGATATGGACAAATGAGGAGACTAGAGAATGGGTAGAGCGTTTAAAAAGTTACAATATACATTGCTTTGGACGGTTCGGTACTTGGGAGGAAGATGAACTCTTGCACCAGGCGTGTGAAAAAGTTCAGAACTTTGTGGAGGGACTGTAATGTCAGGTTTCAGAGACCTTTCAATTATATATGCAGTGACGTCATTGTCGCCGTTTATACTGTGGAGGACAACGTGAAAGAGTTTGAAAAGATTTGGAAAGACCAGAGAGACTTTAATAAGAACTTCTTTCCAGCGCCAGAAACTTTCGACGATATGTCTGCTCAGACCAAAGAGCTAATACTTCATATGATGTCTGAGTGTGATGAGCTGTTGAGAGCAACGTCTTGGAAAATTCATAGGCGCAATAATAACAAGCCAAATCCTGAACAAGTGCGTGAAGAGCTTACAGACATATTCAAGTATTGGATTTCACTATGCCAGGTATGGGGAGTTTCACCGAAGCAAGCTGTCGAGGATTACTGGAGGAAAAGTATGGTAGTCCGCCAACGATATTCTGAAGAGTTTGTAATGCGTTTGAGCAAACACCGGATAGCTCTCTTTGATATAGACGGTGTTATAGCTGACTATTGTAATGGATTTTTAAGTTGGTTGATACGAGAAGCCTCTGCGGATTCGTTAAAGTCGTTGGCTGATAGGGCAAGAAATCTTGTAGATTCTCAAGTATGGATGTGCGCCGAGTCGTTGAAAATTGGTGAAGGAAAGTGGCAGGAGCTTAAACATAGGTTCAGAGTTACAAGAGGAAAAGTCTATTTGCCTGTGTTTAAAGACTCTCTCTATCTTCTAGACCTTTGTAGGCAAAAGGGATTTAAAATCGTTCTTTTGACCAGTAGGCCGATTGACAGGTATCCTAATATATACACAGATACTCTGGAATGGCTCAATAAGCATTCAATTCCATTCGACGCCATCTGGTGGTCGTCCGATAAAGACGAGATGCTTCTCTCCAGAAACTTGCTACCTAATATTGATTTTATGGTTGAAGACAATCTTCGATACGCAGATCAAATGGCGAATATCGGAGTCAAGGTTTATTTAATCAATAGATCAAATAAACCTATAGATGTTGGACGTAAAAAGTATAAGCGTCCTGGACAAATTAAAATAATCAAATCATTAGAAGAGGTGAAGGTATGACTGGACATCGAGATCACGAGTTTGTTGTAATTGAAAGTAAAAGGCTGGACTTACTTTTGAAGTCTGCAGGATGCCTAGTAACAGGCGACCTTACAGTGCCTGAATGGAGAGCTAGACTTAAAAAAGCAGTCGCAGACGTTAAAAAGAACGGAAGGATACTATCAGAGGTTATAGATGACGCTCTGAAAAAACTTTTAGTGGAGGAAGAAAAATGAACGGGCATAGAGATCATGCAAGGTTTACAGGGGAGGCTCCTAAGACTCCAATCGATAGGGGTCCTTTTGGACTGAAAGTTTCTCTTGATATGTGGGGACCGAAAGAAAACTTGATGGCGCACATATGGAATGAGCTAACAGCCAATTGGGGCAACGAACCTGCAAGAGTTGAAAAAGACGAAGATCTTACAACTCCGGAGATGGAACACGTGTACGAGGCGTTTGCAGGTAAAACTCTGTCACAGGTTCTTGAAGGCGTTCACTTTTGGTTCACTATCGACGGTGTGACAAGAGCGTGCACACACCAGTTGGTTCGGACACGTATTGGAGCTGCTATGATGCAACATGGCGGACGTGATAACGACTGGCGACATCGTCCGTGGACAATGCCGGAAACGATTCATCGTGCGTGTAGTTATTTTGATAGAGAGCCTGCGGAGAAGTTTAAGTACGATGACCGCTCTTATCAAATGCATCCGTGTGTAAGAGATCGAGAGGCTTTGGACAATTATATATACGGATCTGACGTAGACGGCGATATGGTTAAGTTAAAGCTCAGGGACCGCGTCTTTGAAGTTGTAGATGAATGCAAACAGTTATATGCAGCACTTGTTGATGCAGGTATTCCGTGGCAAGATGCTCGGAGGGTACTTCCCATTGGCCTGCAGACTTACATTCATATCAACTACAACTACCTTGCTTTGAAAGGCGTGTTGGCAAATCGACTCGAGCATGTGATGGATTGGGAGATTAACTGCGTGTCTCAGCTGATGTTACGTGAAATCAAAATGAAGTGCCCGTCAATATTCTCCAAGAACCTCGGTTCGCATTCTGATCGAATGAAGAAAGCAGCGTTTGAGAATATGGAGTCATGGCCTCCTGACGGAAAGTACGCTTCTGATAAGATGGGTGACGTGAGAACCCACAATCGAACGCAGATGCCGTTTTGGGTTCTTTCTCCAGAATCAATGGAGGGTGGTCCTATCGAATGGATACCTACCAATGGAATATATCCCAAAAATCTTAGACCAAAAGGAGAGAATAATGTCAAGTAAAAAGAAGAAGACTACAAAGAAAAAAGCTTCGACGGGTCCGGTACGTTTACCTACAGAACGTTCCAAGCCCAAGCAAAAACTTTCTTCTTATTCCATACTTTTGTATGGTGAGAAGAAGGTCGGAAAGACTACAATGTGTGCCGAGCCTGAGGCCACTTTGTTTGTACCTTTTGAGCCAGGCACAAAGGCTTTGTCGGTATTTGAAATGAAACCAGAGGACTGGGGACACTTCAAAAAGATTGTCAATGCATTATGCAAAGACAAAAAGAACAGGTTCAAGACTGTTGTCATCGACACTGTGTCAGTTGCTTACAAACGTTGTTGGGAGTGGGTTTGCAAGCAGCATGTCATTGGACACCCGTCTGAGGAGAAGTGGGGCAAGGCCTGGACTGACATCTCAGACGAGTTTACAAAGACGTTCGACAAGCTAATTCATTCTGGAAAAGGCGTTATATTCGTCGCCCATTCTCACACCCAGAGAATCGAGACTGTCGACGACGAGTATGACCATATCTCTCCTGCACTCCCAAAACAAGCGAACGAATACTTCTCTGCCATTGTCGATATCTGGGCATACTATGGTTATCGAAAAGGCAAAAGGTACCTTACGATTAACGGAGACGAAAGCGTTGCAGCTGGTCAGCGTATACCTGGTAGATTCTTGACACCAAAAGGCAAGAGACTTAAAAGGATTTACATGGGTGATAACTCTAAAGAAGCCTACAGTAATTTTGTTAAGGCTTTTAACAATACATACAAGCCACCAAAGGAGGTGACGAAGTCAAAAGTTAAAAAGACCAAGAAAAAGAGTCTCAAAAAGAAGTCCAAAAAATAAAAGGAGAAAAGTGAAATGAGTCTCAAGAGCATTTTGAAGAAGGGTCAGAAGAAATGGAAGAAGGCCCGCAAAGACGCCGAGAATATGGGGAAGTCCCAGGTGGAAGACGGAAGGTACGTTGCGAAACTTGTTGAGGTAAAGCCCGGCAAGTCTCAGGCAGGACGCGATCAGATTGTGTTCACGTACAAGATTCTGGAGGGCAAGCCCAAAGGCAAGAAGGTTTCTTCCTTCGAAGGAATTGAAACCGAAAAGAACCTCATGTTCCTCGCAAACAAGATTTCGAAATTTGGATACGAGGTTCCCGAAGATGCGACTGAAATTGTCGACGTGGTCGAAGAGCTTCAGAAAGAGAAGCCGACATGTCGCATCCGTGTCAAGGACAACGACGGCTTTGCCAACGTTTATCTTGACGGTCTCGTAGACGAGGAAGAAGTCGAAGAGTCCGAAGAAGAAGAAGAAGAAGAAGAAGACGAAGACGAAGACGAAGAAGAGTCCGAGGATGACGACGAGGAAGAAGAGTCGGAGGACGAGGATGAAGACGAAGACGAAAACGAAGAAGAGTCCGAAGAAGAAGAGGACGACGAGTCCGAAGAAGAAGACGACGAAGATGAAGATGATGAAGAAGATGACGAAGAAGAGGAAGAAGAAAACGAAGAAGAAGAGGACGAAGACGACGAAGAAGGGGACGATGCCGACGAAGACGAGGATGAGGAAGAGGAAGGCGAAGAAATCACAAAGGGCATGAAAGTTCTCGTCAAGAAAGGCAAGAAGAAGCTTCCCGGAAAGGTCACCAAGATTTTTGAAAAGGACGAAGCGGTCAACGTCAAGCTCGATGATGGCAAGCTCTTGAAAAAGGTTTCCATCGACAAGCTCGAAGAGTACGACGAAGACGAAGTTCCCGAGGAGCCCAAGAAAAAGTCAAAGGGCAAAAATGGAAAGTCCAAAGGCAAGAAAAAGAAAAAGTAGCGTGAGCGAAACTTCTTTAATGGGAGGGAGGCTTCGGCCTCTCTCCCTTCTGCAATTCTAAATTATAATTAGGAGTTCAAAATGGAGCCTTTGAAAGTTTTCAAACCTATGCCAATGAATATGAGGGAGCGTCTCACAGACGAGTTTTTCGTAGAGTGCAGGTCTATTCTGGAAAAGAAGGGTAAAGATTACTCTCCAGACGACGAGGCGTTTGGCGAGATCATAAAAATGGCACGTGCAACTAACACGTCGCCAGAACAGGTTATGTTTATCTACATGTTCAAGCACTGGTCTGCTATCCAGAGCTATGTGAAAAGAGGACGTGTAGAGTCAGAAGAGATTCACGGAAGACTGAGTGACCTTGCAAACTACGCTGCACTAATGTCTGCTTTTATAAAGTTTTACAGGTCGGGAACTGTAAATGGCAAATCCAACGTTGAAATTTTTGATGACGATTACTATAACTTTAAACACGGTGACAAGGTAAAACTTAATCCAACCGTAAAGTTTGAAGAAATCAACGAAGACCTTATGGACGCGTATGCTTGGACGATTGAACAGGGTGTGAAAGAGTGCAGTGATTATGTTGTTGAAGGAAAATCGTTCATAGACTCTCAAATAAAAGAACGTCCTAAGTTCATGAAACTAAAAGAATTTCCAAATAGGGTTTTTCTTAGAAGATTGTTTGTAAGGGTTTAACATGGCACGTCTTAAATTAAAAAGAAAGATTCGTGCTGAACAGTCCGGAATGAACAAGCTTCGTGGAAAGTATATAGCTCTTGACACGGAAACTACTGGACTGATTCCGTACGGACCTTGCAAACACTGGGGCTTCTATCCTGCCAGACCTTTTGCCTTTTCTTTTTGTGACTGGTACGGTAACAAGGCTTATATACGTTGGGAAGTCGATCCAAAAACACGTCGTGTTATACAAGAGAAAAAGACTGCTAAGATGATACAAGACCTTCTTGATAAGAAGGGAGTTGTAATCATATTCCACAACGCTTCATACGACTTGAAGATGATACAGTTTTCAGGTTTTGAGATACGCGGCAAGTATCACGACACTATGATTATGGCTCACGTTGTGACCGGAGGAAGTGAATTTACGTATGCACTTAAACCTATTACAGACAAGTTTTTTGACTTCCCACAACAAGACCAGAAAGATCTAATTGAAAGTGTCAGGTCAGCGTGGAAGCAAAACAAAAAAGTGCATCCTGAGTGGAAGTTCGCAGATAAAGCGTTCCAAGGAAGGCAACCTGTACAAGCAGACTATTGGATGGGTAATAGAAGGCTTTGCAAAAAGTACGCTGTTCAAGACGCAGTACGTACAATGTTGCTTTATCAGTTTTTGATAAAGAAGCTGAATAAAGATAAAGTACTTAAAGACGTTTACAGAAGAGAGATGCGGCTCCTTCCTGTTCTTGAAAAAATGGAACTGAAAGGTATGATGGTTCGCAAAGAAAAAGTTCTAGAACTGATAGAATACTATGAGAACTATATGAAAAAGCAGTTGAGGAAAGCAAATAAAGAAGGTGGTGGTAAAGACCTAAACTTCAGAAGTCATAAACAGTTAGTTAACGTATTCTTTGAGATACGGAAACACAAGCCAGAATTCTTTACACCTGGCGGAGCTCCCAAGATGGATAGCAAAGTACTTGGACGTCTCGCTGAGAAGGACAAGCTTGCCAAAGCTATTCTGGAGTATAGAACTGCAGCCCACGCTATTTCAGGTTTCCTTGAACCGTACACTAGGTTTTGGGTACCGGAAGATGGCCTGATGGTTTTACATCCAAACTTTAGACAAGTTGGAACTGTTACGGGACGGTTGTCTTGCTCAGATCCAAACTTGATGACAGTTTCTTCTGCGTCAACAGGTCGTCGTCGTTCAGATGTTGTAGAGCGTCCTCGTGAAGCTTTTGGACCTAGACCTGGTACCGTTTGGTACCTACCGGACTATTCACAGATTGAAGTGTGGCTTTTCTCTTTTATGTCTGGTGAGAAGGGTATGCAAAAAGCCTTGATGAGCGGATACGACTTCCATGGCTCGGTTGCAAATGATGTTTGGGGCAAAGAGCAAAACTTTAAAGAACGTTATAAGTATTGGAGGAAAAGAGCTAAAATTGTAATGTTCTGTAAGTTGTACGGAGGCGGAGCCAAAGCTGCTTCCAGACTTTTGGAGTGTTCGGTTGAAGAGGCAGAGGACTTTATATCAAAGTTCGATATGAGGTTTCCAGGTGTCAATAGATTTCAAAGACGTATGATCAACAGGGCAAACAGGCAGGGCTTCGTAAGAAATAAGTTTGGAAGGATTTATTACTTACACCACAGCCAGTCTTATCGTGCAGTCAATTACCTTATACAAGGAACTGCCGCAGACATTTTGAAGAACGCTTTGTACTATGTTGATAAGATGTTGAAAGAGAAGTGGCCTGGTTGCAGTCTTTTGCTTCCTTTGCACGATGAAATATGTGTCGAAGTTCCTCTCGAGTACCACAGCAAGAGGCTTATGAGAGAAGTAATATTTGAAATGCAAAGAGACTCTGACAGGGTTGGTGTTCCAAAGCCGTTACCTGTTGGAATGAAAATATGTAAGACCCATTGGGATGAAACTACAGAAATTGAGAATGTATAATGGCTATGAGTAAACGGCTATTGTGCCAAAAAATATGCAGGTTGTCAAGAATAGTAAGAACTAGACACGGTTGTTCGAGTCTTCAAAAAGATGAACTTAAACAGCTGTATAGTTATCTTTCACTTAAGCAGAAAGAAGTAGAAGACCTCGAGCTAGAGATCTCAAGATTAAGGACTCAGCTTAAATCGAAAGGCAAGTATAAATGATAAACCAAAAAACGTTTACGACGCATGGCGTCAACTTTACTGGAGAGTCGGGCGACCAGTGGACCGGAGACTGCCCTTTCTGTAGTAAAGAGGGAAAGTTTTACGTTAACGTCAACAATGGACTTTGGGATTGCAAGACGTGCGGTTTAAACGGAAACATTTCTGAATTTTTGAATCAGACGTCTCTTATTTACAAGAAAAGGCTTAAGAAAAAATTACTGATTAAGCTCGCCAAGGATAGGGGTCTTCCTTCAAAGGCTTTCAAAGGATTAGATATCGGATGGAATGGAAAGTCGTTTACTTTTCCTGTCAGAGATGCGAAGGGAAAAGTTGCAGATATTAGAATGTTTAAAACCGGATCAAAGTTTATACGTAGTACTCCAGGATGCAAGACAGGTTTATTAGGGCTAGATAAAATTGGAGAAAATGTTGAAGAGCCTATTATAGTATGTGAAGGAGAGTGGGACAAAGTTGCTTTAGATTTCCTTTTGAAAAAAGTGGGAAAACCTGGAAAGGTTGTAGCTGTTCCAGGGGCACAAGTTTTTAAGCAGCATTGGGTTCCGTATTTTGACGATAGAATTGTATACGCAATGTATGACAATGACAACCCTGGAGAGAACGGAGAACTTGTTCTTGAAAAAAGACTGACAGGGACTGCAAGTGAACTCTGGTATTTGCATTGGATAGAAAAACTTCCGTCTGGTTTTGATGTACGTGACTACGTGATCCGTGCACGTCGAGACAAAAAATTCAAAAAGTATTATAAGTCCATTATGTCAATGCTTCGGTCCTCTCCGAGGAAAGAGACTTCTAAGGATACAACGTATTTGAATGAAAAGGGTAAGAAGGTTATAACGAAAAAAGTTAAACCAATCTCTCTTAAGAAGGTATTTAAGGCATTCAACAAATGGTTGTATCTACCTAATACAGACGCGATTGAAGTTACACTTGCTGTAATGGCTTCGAATAAAATGGAAGGAGATCCGTTATGGATGTTTCTTGTCTCTCCTCCAGGGTCTTGTAAGACTGAAACGCTATCGTCTTTATCGAAATGTAAAAATGACGTATACGCAACGTCTTCTCTTACGCCTCATTCGTTAATATCTGGAGCGTCCTGGGTTGAAGGATCTGATCCAAGTTTGATACCGAGGTTGAATGGAAAGGTTCTTGTTATAAAAGACTTTACAACAATCATGCAGAAAAGGGAGCAAGAGCGTGATGAGATATTTGGTATCCTCAGAGACGCTTATGATGGTAAGTGTTCTAAGGTTTTTGGAACTGGTATTACTCGAAGCTACTCTAGCAGCTTTTCTGTTCTCGCTGCGGTCACACCACGTATATATGAAGTTGCGGAAAGCCATCAGTCGCTTGGAGAGAGATTTCTGAAATTTACAATGGCCGATAACATGAAACATTACTCTGAGGAAGAAATTATTAACAAGGCCATTTCAAACGTTAACAAAGAGAATAAGATGAAAGACGAATTGGCAAACGCTGTATATGCTTTCATGCAAAATAAATATTTGGGTTTCGTACCCGATATGCCAGACGAGGTAAAAGCGAAGATTATTGCATTGGCGAGGTTCGGTGCAAGAATGCGTGGCACTGTATCTAAAGAAAAACATCGACAAGACATTGTAAAGTCAAGACCGTCTGCGGAAGTTGGAACTCGAATCGCAAAACAGTTAACAAAACTTGCGTACTCGCTTGCAATGATAAGGAATAAAAAGTCTGTAGGTGACAGGCAGTATAAATTGGTTAAGAAGACTATGCTAGATACTATTCCACAAAGGTCAGAGGATATTGTACGTCTTCTTTTCAAGAAGTGCAAGACTATTGACGATACATTAACAACAAAAGAAATTTCTCATGGAACCAAGTATCCGCTTGCAACTGTGTTTAGAATTTTATCAGACATGGTTATGCTGGAAATAGTATTACAAGTTGGTCCGGCAGGTAAGCATCAGTATACACTTTCACCTTATATACGAAAGCATTTAAAGACAGCAGAACTGTACACAACGTCTGAAGAGTTGAATAGAACGTCGATGATGAGAAAACGTTTAAAGATGAAGAAGAAAAGGAAAAGAAAAAAGTTGGTGATCGTTTGAGGATTGAATTTTACAAAAAAGAATTGTGGGAATATGGACAGTATGTTTTGCACTTTATTAAAAGACGTGACTTCAAAGGTTCTATACTTTATAAAGACGAGATACCAATTTCATGTATTCCTGGAGAAGGAGTCATACTTGAATACCTTAGACGAAAACAATGCATGCCGGTTCTCGATGGGGTAGGAAACTTTTTTAGACTTTTAATTCATTTTATGTCGAGAGACGGTCGAGACTTCAAACAGTTCGATGGAAGATTGGCTATTGTGGCTTTGATGAAAGGCTTGAGTTTTTTACACGGAAGAAAGGTTGAAGAATGCCAAGGAGAAAAGAAAGTTCCGTTTTAAATCAACCTGGTCAGATTAAAATTTTAGACTTTCACCGTTTTTCAGGTTGGAGTAGGAGAGGAACTGTCTATAGAATTGGACTTCGAATACCGCAATTTGACTTTCCAACTCTTCCTGGTATGGATTTTAAACCTAAAGTTATTTCCAGTGCAAGACGTTTAGATAATAAGGCGTGGTCGTTCTTTGCGTCGTGTGCAGGGTACTCAGACGTTGCTGTGAAAGACGGTACGATATTTGTATATGGAAATGGCGAAAATGACCTTGCTGAAAGAGTCTCGTATTGGCTAAAATGTAAAAAGTGGAGGGTAGTACTTCTATGAGTTTGTTTATGAAAAAAAGAACTCTTGGGATAATAGTTACCACTGCGTATCCAAATATAATGCGTGACATGTTTATGAAAACCATAGACAATATAAGTCACATCAAAAATAGGTCCGTACTTTTGATAAATTTCTTGGACAAGGCGTATACAAAAGGTCAGGTGAAGGAAGTAAAAAAGATATTAAAGTCCAAGGGTTGGAAAGTTAGATGTACCACTCATAGAACAGACCCAGGCATGTCCCCAAAACTTATATGGTTGAGAGAGTCCGCGTGCCAACTTTTTCCAGATGCAAAGTATTATCTTATAACAGACGACGACATGAAATTTGGATCGGGTACTCTGAAGTATAATATACCTGCAGGACAGAGGTATCTGGAGTGCCTTGATTACATTGGCAGATTTGAAAATTGCTGCGGCGTAATGTGCAAAGGCTTCCTAGGCGGATACATACAACAGTTGAAAATTAAACCCACGTGGCATTGTGTCTACTCTATTGACAAGGGAATGTTTTTAAGGAACGGCATGCCGATTTTGGGTTATCATATCTCACCTCCAGAAACTTGGAAACTTTACGGAGGGTACGCTGAAAAACCGTCGTCGTTTGGATGGATTTCAAAAGGCTATTGGTTTGCAAAGCAAATGAATGTTCCAATAATACATAGACCTGAGAAGAAAACTTACAAAAAGTCGAAAAGAAGTATGCACAGTTTAAAGGTCGTAACTGACAATGTTGGAAAGTACCTAGAAAAAGTTTA